TGGAGGAATAACCTCAGCAGTAGCTTGTAAATTAGCTATAGATATTTATGGGGCGGGGAATTGTAGAGTTATAATGATTGATACTCAAAACGAACACCCAGACACCTACAGATTTAAAAAAGACTGTGAGCAATGGTACGGTCTTGAAATAGAAATTATAACTGGTATAGGAGAAAAGTACGGAAGTATCTTTGATGTTTGGAGAAAACATAAATCTTTAAACACTGCGACTGGTGCTATATGTTCTACTAATTTAAAAAGATTAGTGCGTGAAAAATGGGAGAAGACTAATGAGTTTAAACATCAAGTCTTTGGATTTGAGTTTGATAAGAAAGAATTTAACAGAGCATTATCAATGACATTGAATCACGGGAAAAGAACTAAGGCTATATACCCACTATTATTAATGGGTTATGATAAGAAAGATTGTATTAAAATTGTCGAGGATGCTGGATTGGAAATACCTGAAATGTATAAGTTAGGGTTTCAAAACAATAACTGCTTCAACACGGGATGTGTTCAAGGAGGAATAGGTTACTGGCAAAAAATGCAGAGAGACTTTCCAGATAAGTTTGATGTTATGGCTGATTTAGAACACGAATTAACAGAGTTAAAGGGTGAGCCTATAACTATGCTTAAGGATCAATCAAATGAAGCTAAAGAAAATATGAAGGTAGATTCAAAATCTCACCTAGTATTTCTAAAACACAATCCAGCATACCCTAATAATAAATCACTTGCAGATATGCCAGATAGAAAAGTAGAACCATTATTTGAGTGTAATGGTATGTGTGGAATAAATGATTTAATACCAAGAAGTCAAACTGAATTAGAATTAAATTTTTAAAAAATAAATAAAATGGAACAGATAATAGTAGATAACAAGCACGAGTACGATTACAAGTTAGAGGATACCAACCACGAGTTGTACTTCTCAGATAACGGTGACTGGACAAAACCAACAGATTTGGCGCTAGAGATAGTTGACGATGGAGATGGTTTAGATGTCCGAACACAGGATGGTTCGTTAATTTATTTAGACTACCACACAGCAGAGATGTTGGTTGTATTACTAAAGCTAGTGAACAGGGAAAGAATTTACGAGGTTGTAACTAAAAAAGAGAGGTTATGAAATATAAACTAATTAAAGAGTATCCAGGTTCTCCTGAGTTGGGAACTATAGTTGAGAAAGAACCAAGTTCTAAAAGTTATTTTTATAGAAGCGGAAATAAAAACCTTTGTATTCTTAATAACCACGTTGAAGATAACCCTGAGTATTGGGAGAAGGTTAATGATAATTTGTGGTGGATTGTATTTACTAAAAAAGATACGGTATTTAATCCGTACGAGCCATACTTAATTGAGACTTGTTTATACCAATCTAACGATAGTAGACAGTACTTCAAAACAAAAGAAGAGGCAGAGGAGTTTATATTAGATAATAAACCTTGTTTAAGTTATACTGATATTATGTGGAACTTTCCACACAATATAAAAAAGGATAATGTTAGTATTGATATAGGAGAATTAATTAAACTAATAAAATCAAAACTATGATTAACTTAAAGAACATACGTCAAATGACACTACCATTATTAGTAGAAGACAAAGCAAATCATTTAATTTACGGAGTAGTTATATACATACTGTCCTATATTTTTTTAGATAGGTTTTATGCTATGATTACAGTTATAATTATAGGAGCCCTGAAGGAAGTTTTTGATCACTATTCAAAAAAAAACAACGCAGATATTTTTGATTTTATTTGGACTGTTGTTGGTGGATTACTATGCGAGTTAATAATAATAATAAATTTAAGTAAGTTATGAAAAACAGTTATAAAAACAGGTACGGTGATACTTTCACATTTACAAGAGATGAGAACCACGATATATTATGGGAAGGAGAATTTAAATATTGCAGGTTCAGTATGCCAAATGATTACACTAGAGCATATGAAGCATATCTAAAAGATAATGAACACACTGAGTTAATTATGTCTTTAGAATTATTTAAGAAATCTGTTCACGAATGGGATGATGAGACAAATAATCATCACTACCCTGAGTATGTTAAGATGGTTGACTCACTAGTTAATGAGATTGATATGGTTGATCCAAGCGGTGGTCCCTACATTAGTAGAGGTATGCCATTAGATAGCTTTGGATTTAAGAAGTATGTAGTGAAAGACTTCAAGCGTATTGATACTGGCTACAAGATCATCACAGAGAAGTGTGCCTACTGTAATCAACCAGCTGGAATACATAAGATGGGATGCGAGACACGTAAGGTAACTATATTTTACGAACAGATGGAGAAGGAAGTACACCAGAATAGGAGTAACTTAAATAATTAAATATGTTAAGAGACTATCAAGAGGACATATCAAAGAAGGCAAACCACATACTTAGAGACAAAGGTATGGTGTACCTCTGTATGTCCGTCAGAACTGGTAAAACACTTACTTCTCTTGAGACAGCGAGACTGTTTGAAGCCAAGAGAGTGTTATTCCTGACAAAGAAGAAGGCCATATCATCTATCGAGTCTGATTACATTAACTTCGGATACGACAAACACTTCGAGTTGTTCGTTCATAATGACGAGTCAATGCACAAGATCGATGGTAAGTTTGACCTAGTGGTACACGATGAGCATCACAGGTTCGGATCATTTCCTAAGCCAAGCCTTGGAGCTAAGACATTCAAGAAGATGTTCGGTCATCTTCCTGTTATATTCCTATCAGGCACGCCTAGTCCTGAGAACTATTCCCAGTTCTATCACCAGTTCTGGTGCAGTCTATTCTCGCCATTTAAGGAGGTAAACTTCTACAAGTGGGCTGCTAACTACGTGAAGATCAAGATGAAGCACCTTGGCTATGCTCAGGTTAAGGATTACACCGATGCAGATATCAACAAGATTATGAGTGTGATAAAGCCGTACATCATAACGTTCACGCAGGAGCAGGCTGGCTTCGTTTCTGAAATTGAGGAGGAGGTGCTAAAGGTTAAGATGAAGAACTCTACGTACGAAATGTGTGAAAGATTACGTAAGGATCTTGTGATAGAAGGTAAGGAACAGGTTATACTTGCTGACACTTCAGTTAAGTTACAGCAGAAGCTACACCAGATGTACTCAGGAACAATTAAGTTCGAGAGTGGTGACTCTATGGTTATAGATCTAAGCAAGGCTGAGTTTATACATTCTTATTTTAAAGATAAAAAGATTGGGATATTCTACAAGTTTGTGGAGGAACTTAACGCACTAAAGACTATCTTTGGCGATAAGTTAACAATTAATTTAGATGAGTTTAACGATTCCGATAAGTCAATAGCCCTTCAGATTGTATCTGGACGTGAGGGAATCTCTTTGAAGAACGCTGATTTTTTGGTGTTCTACAATATAGACTTCTCTGCCACAAGCTATTGGCAGGCGCGTGATCGACAGACTACCATTGATCGTAAGTTCAACAAGGTGTACTGGATATTCTCTGAAGGAGGTATCGAGGAAAAGATCTATAAGTCAGTTATTAAAAAGAAATCATACACAACTAACCATTTTAAAAAGGATTATTTATGACACCACAAGAAGAAGATATTATGGAGTTGATCTCAACTCACCCTATTAAAAAATCAGACCTAGGGTTTCACGGTAACTTATTTGGAGGAAAGCTGCTGGCCTGGATGGATGCTTCAGCCGCTGCTTTCGCTATGCAGGTTTGTGACACACCCAGAATGGTCACCGTTATGATTGATCAGTGTTCATTTAAAAAACCTGCGAAGGAGGGACAATTAATTAAGATTTATGGCAGAGTTTCTAAAATAGGAAACACATCCATAACAATTTATATGGAGGCTCGATCTCACAGTGTTTACTCAGGTCAGCAAAACACAATACTAGATACAAATATGAAATTCGTAAGAATAGATGAGGGAGGAGACGCAATACCAATTTCAGGAAAGGTAAAACAAATATATAATAATCTATGAAAGAAAAGTATATCAAAATGAGAAACAGTGGCAAGTATGACCTTCAGTGGTTCTACGATCACTACAGACAGAACAGCACAGACAACACAGATATCAACACGTTTGGTATGGTGTTCAACTCGGTCAACCTTGAGAACATACTAGAGCACATCGATAAGAAGTTTGAACTGATAAGGGTTTACGATAAGAACAATAACTTTATAAAGGTATATGAAGGAGCAACAGATACAAGCCAAGAGGATTGATATTTTTTTACTATATTTGTAGAAGTATTGTCGCTGATACTTTTAAGAATTTATATAATTCCCGTGAATGAAGAGACAGCGATCTCTGATTTTGCGGGTTTTTTATTATGATAGGAATATACAAAATTACATCGCCAACAAATAAGATTTATATAGGAAAAAGTATAGATATAAATCGAAGATTTAAAACTTATAAAAAAATAAATTGTAAAAGACAAATAAAACTATACAGGTCTTTTTTAAAATACGGAGTAGAAAATCATTTATTTGAAATTATAGAAGAATGTAATGTTGAATTGTTAAGTGAAAGAGAAAGATATTGGCAGGATTTTTATAATGTTTTGAATAATGGACTTAATTTATGTTTGGCTAAATCAAATGATAAATCAGGTTGTCATTCTGAACATAGTAAAATTAAAATATCAAATTCTTTAAAAGGTAAAAAAAGACCTTTAATGGATATGAGTTATAAAAACACAAAAGAATGGAAGGAAAAAATGTCTAATTCAATGATGGGTAAAAAACATTCTAAAGAAACAAAAAATAAAATGTCTTTATCTCTTATAGGTAATAAAAGAGGTTGTAATAAAGTAATGTCTGAAAGCGAAAAACAAAACTTAAGAAATAAATTTTCTAAAATAATATTAAATTTAGAAACAGGAATTTTTTATTTTGGAACAAAAGAAGCAGCTTTATATAATAATTTAAACCCTTCAACTTTAAAAAATAGACTTAATGGTAATTTAAAAAATAATACTAATTTAATTTATTGTTAATATGACAGAACAACAAATACAAACAAAAATTAAGAAAAAACTTGAAAAAGAAGGATGGTACGTAATAAAATTAATAAAGACATCAGTCAATGGTATTATGGATTTATTATGCTTAAAAGATGGTAGAGCTATGTTTATAGAAGTTAAAAAACCAGACGGAGTATTATCCGAGCTTCAAAAATTAAGATTAAAAGAATTAACTCAAAAAGGGTTTGAATGTAAAGTTTGGACAGATTATCAAATAGAATTTAAAACAGAAATATACAATGGAGAATAATATAAATGAACTGATAAGAATTATGGAGTTTGAATATAATGTAGACATATTCAACAAGAGCAGAGAAAAAGATCACGTAGAGGCTAGGGCGATATTCTCAAAGATTATGTACTCGTACCATAATATTGGATACACAAAGGTAGGAAGAATACTTAAGAAGGACCACGCCACTATTTACCACTACATCAAGAACTTTGACAGCTGGATCAAGTATGACGACAGGTTTAGAAACAAGTACTTTAATATTCTAAACGTGTACTCTAAAGGATTGGAGATAAAGGATATAAGTGAGACCAATAAGATATGGTATGACAATATAGTTTTATCAACAAAAATTGATAAGCTTGAGGCTAGGCTGTCAAGCAAACTACACGCCTTACTTGACAAGGTTCCAAGGGATAAAGAGTTCCTAGTTTACGAGAGACTTGAATCAATAATCAAGATGAACTGTTAATAACTTTTTATTATGAAAATTTATTTTCACAGTAAATTGCAATAAAAAACACACAAAATGAGTAATACAGCCCACGTTAATTCGGTTATGAAGTCAATAAACTTGTACACCGACAACATCTATGAGAGCCTTATGGATGGAGATAGAGAAGAATTGAACAGAAGTATCTACCTACTAACAGCTCTGCTTAAAGAAATACAGCAGACATTCAAAGAAGAAATATAATGAAACGAAACTATTCACTTGAGATGCAGGAGAGAGTTCTCTCTCTTGTGTCCGAGGGGTTGTCTATAACCGCTGCCTCAAAGGAGGCGTGCAAGGAGTATAGCTATCCCTACGAAGACTCTATTAGGAGATACTTCTCAAAGCATATAAACAAGTTAAATGAAACGACTGAGAACATTACCTATACTGATACTAATCAGTATGAGGCTGATACTCAGTTATCTGCAAGAAAGTCAGACGGAACCCTGATGAATATCGAGGAGTACTGTAGTATATATGGTATACCTTTCGAGCAAGCAAGAACTTACAAGCTTGTTACTCACACTGGTACACCATACTACAACATCGCTAGCAACGTGCTATCTCAGGAATCTTACGTAAGTGAACAGGAACTAAAAGATCTGATAAAGGAAGGGTTAGAGAGTGTAAAACTAACTCTAAAGACAAACGCGACTGGATCAAACTCTGTTGGAGTTGTTAAACTTGCTGATCTTCACCTTGGTGCTTATGTAGATAATTTAATAAGAACTAAGAATTTCTCTATAGATATATTAGCAAACAAGTTATTCGATGCAGCTACTGAGGTTAACAAGAGAGGTTACTCAATAGTTCATATACATATACTTGGTGACTTGATTGAGTCATTCACAGGTCTATCTCATAAGAATACCTGGAAAGGATTGGATAAGGCTATGGTTGGAGCAGAAGCTGTAAAACTTGTGGTTAGAATACTTCACGATAACTTTCTGTCAAGAATTAATAACCTTGGAGATGTTAAGGTAGTTGCTGGAAACCACGATAGAGTTACATCTGATAATAAGGAGGATGTTCAAGGTGGTGCAGCCAATCTAGTTTGTTGGGGATTAGAGCTTATAGGATATAGAATTGAATTTAATCCTTTAGTAATCACCCACGTAGTAGATGGTATATGTCACATACTCACTCACGGACACCACAACATAAGCAAGAAGTCAACCAAGCAGATATGCTGGGACTATGGAGTTCAGGGAATGTATAATCTGATATGTGAGGGACACCTTCACAGTATCATTCAGAAATTAAACATAAACCAACGCGATAGCTACCAGACAATCAAGGATGATGCAGTGGACCATAGACGTATAAACTGTCCGTCATTTTTCACTGGTAACTTCTTCAGCGAGAGCCTTGGCTACACATCAGAGAGTGGATTTATAATAACCGAGAACAACGGAAAGGGAATACCTAACGTTTTCTATTACGCAATTTAATTATGACATATTTAGACGAACACATAAAAGACATAGTGGTGAACGAACCACAAGTATTAGAGTTTCCTAAGCTAACAGAAGACTCAATAGTAAACAATGTTATAGAAAGCTTTATAGAGCGTTCTAACGTAGGATTTGCTAAGTACGGAACTAACTTAGATCGAAAGGATTTAAGTTTCTTAGAGTGGCTGAATCACGCACAACAAGAAGCGATGGATATGATTTTATACTTAGAGAAACTAAAACAGGAATACAATGAGTAGAAAGGCACAAACAATAACTCCTATGCGCAGAGTTAAGATAATTATGAACTACCTACACCTTAGAGGCGCAAATAAGGAATCTGTAAATAATGTTTACAGGAATATACTGAAAGAAAAATTTAAGGGAGCTAAATAGCTCCCTTTTTTATTCTTCTGCCTCCTTCATCTTCATATCTGGAGCCTCTCCGTACCACAGATCATTTATAACAGACTTACCTACTCCCTGCATATTATCCTCTATCATATAATCGTCAACTCCAAAGAATGATGCAGCATTCATATAGTCCATCATCTTATTATACGCTTCCTTCTGAGACTTGTTTGCCTGATCGTATGTCTTATCTAACTCGTCACCAGTTATCTTTCCATCTTCAAACTTATAGAACGCTGAACTATATAACTTCTTAGCCTCTCCAGATAAATCCTTTAATTCATTCATCTTGAATCCTAATTGCTTATTAACATCAACGGTGCTTATCTTATAACCTGTGAGTTGACCTGCTAACTCGTTTTTAACATCATCAGATCCTACAACCTTTCTCACTGTCGTTATAGTCCCTGGCTCAAATGCCTTATAAACTCTATCCATTATAGCATTTATCTTATTTACATCTGTATCAGAGTCGTTATATAATTTACCTCCGTATGCATTCTTATTATCCTTTATGTCTGTTATAACGTTAAGAAGCATATCTTCCTTCATAAAAGGATCTAGCAACTGAGTAAGTCCATTTGTAAATGACTCGGTTATATCTTTACCAGCCATTACAGAGTTATAAGCACTCTTAATACTTCCGTGAGGATCAGATGCGCTAAAGTCTATATAAGACATCTTACCACCACCGTAGTTAACAAGAACTAAATCTGAATCCTTAGACCAAGGAGCTACAAATAATTTAGTGTTCTTCTTCAATTCATCATCTTCCTCATCATCTCCTCCAGAAATTATAGTTCCCATAAGGGACATAAGACCTAACTTTGTAGCCTGAGATGCTGCTATTCCAGCTAATCTCTTAGCGCCTATAGCCTTAACCTTATTGTTGTCAGATTTTAATTCATCAGCAGCAAGGGCAACTGTATTCCAAGCAGTTCTGTAGGCCTCAGACTGAAACGAAACGAACGTACCAGCTACAGGTACAGCCTTTAACAACTTAACTAACCCTGGTATTCTAGCGTAGTTAGGAAGTATATTCTTAGTTATCTCTGAAGCCTTCTCTTTAATTATGTTTTGTTCTTCAGGAGTTAGTTCATCAAATGGCTTATTAAAGTCAGCGTTAGAGTATCTTGACTTCTCGCTCTCGTAAGATATAATCTTAAAGAAGTCATCCTCAAGTTGATACGCTGTGCTCATCTTCTGACCTAACTTCTTAACGGCTGACTTAGCTTTTTCAAATGGATTCTTTTTAAGTCTACTCTCTATAGCTGTATCAAAGTCTGCGTCAGCAAACATAGCCTTAATCTCTCCAAGAGCAGCACTCTGATCTATGATCCCAGCTCTTATATACTCGTCTAGTTTATTTCTAAGGTCCTCGTTGCTTGAGTTCTTAAGCACGCTGAATGCCTCGGTATATTTTTTAGGATTATAATAACCATTAGATAACATAAACCATATGTTACCAGTTACGTTCTTTGCGTGAGTAGCGACAGATCCAATAGTCTTAAGCCATTTTACAGAAGAAAGTGCCTTCATATATGTCTCGTAAACACCTCTTATTATAGGCCCAATGTCTGTTCCAAGCGCAGCCTCTATAGCATCGCCTGTTCCAATTTTCTGAGTAAATGCTTTAGCTATCTCAGGTGTGGTGTATAATCCATTCAATGGACTCATTGTATCACTCTTGTCTCCTGCTATCTTTGTGTTAAACTCTTTAGGTCTGTTTGTATCGTTCTCATTATAAAAAAATACGCCCATACCAGCCTCTCTGGCTGACTGTAGGAACCTTGAGTTCTCAGCAAGCGTAGCAATCTTAAGAACTGTTCTAGCATAGTTCTGAGACGCATCAGTGTACTCACCCATAAGTTGTCTTATTGACAGTGGTATATCAAGACGCTCCTTCATAATGCTTAAGTTCTTAGCTCCAGTCTTACTAATTCCTAAGAATGTAGCAGCGGCCTCTCCTCCTATAAGGTCTTCTATCTTTTTATTTATGAAGTCCTCAAGTATTATATCGGCATCCATTCCAGTCTGCTTAGCCTTAGACTCAGCCTCAGCTCTGTACATACTTCTAAGATCAACCTTTGCAGCCTCCTTCATCTCGTCTGTAACCTGCTTAGCCCAGTCATTCTTGTCGAATACCTGGTAAGATCTGTTAACGTACTGACCTAAGTTTTTAGCTATTGTCTCAGCCTGACTTACACTTACAGCCCCTGTTCTTAAAAGCATCTGAGATAAATTATCAATATGCATACGCATCTTTCCTGCAACAGCCTTGAACTCATCAGGAAGCACTGCCGTGTTATCACCTCTTAAATACTTATCAAACTCATCGTGCAACAAGTCTACATCCCCCTTATAATTCTTAACAAGTTTGTTGAAGTCATCCACAAGATATGACGCTCTCTTAGCCTCAGCCTTTATATTTGACTCAATCTTGTCCCTCATTATAAAGACAGACTTAGGAAGGAAAGACCTTGCAGAAAGAGCCCTTCTCTTTATTTGGTCTATGAATGTAATAATCTTGTTTCTGCCATCCTTTGTAAACACGCTGTCTTCCTTTCTTAATTTAACAGAGATAACGTCGTTGTATTTAAGTATAGCCTTTGTAGCCTGTGCCCTTGTGTACCCCTTACCAACTAGGTAGTCCGCTATGTCCTTGTCGTTAAATCCTTTATTCTTTGCAACCTTAACAGCCTTATCAATAGGACTTAGTTGTTTTCTTTCAATAGGTTTAACACCTATTCCATAAGGAGCAACGGCTTGTTGTTGTTGAGACTTACCTAATTCTCCTTTATATTTATCTTTTATTTCAGACGGAAGAATATCAAATGCATTAACCTTAATATCAGGGACTCCTATAACCTCTCCTAATATATTATTTTCATATGTTGAATGATTAGATTTTCCTCCAAATTCTGTTGGTTTTAAAACCAACATAATATCATTTAGTTCAAAATTATTATCTGCATAAAAACCATCTCTTAATTCATTTAAATCTATAATAGCATTATATTTTTCTAATTCTTTTTTAAGAGGAGTATTTTTATCTGCTTGATTTAAAATATTTAATAAGAACTCTTTTCTCTTTGGAGTATCTCTAAGTTCTTCCCAAGAATTTACAGATGATAAAACATCATTTAATGGTTTTATTTTAGATACATTTAAAATGTTTTTCTTAAAAGAATTAAAATCACCAGTTCTTTTAGATATAATATCTATTACACTCTTATTAAATAATTTACTTTTTAATGGAGATCCGCTTATTATAAATATATAATCTGAATTACCTATAAGTTTTGTTATTTCATTTTCAGCTTTACCAGTAGCCCATATTATATTTTTATCTCTATTTTCAGGATCTAAAGCAAATGATGGTCCTGCATCTAAATAATGTTCTCCATCAATTACAGAATCATAATAATCACCTCTTCCAAGTTGATCAGCTACCCAAAACCAAACTTTTTGTTTTTTATCTGAAATCTCTTTCATTAAAGAATCCATATCAATTAAATCAGATTCTTTCACAAAAGATAATTTATGATCTCCAACTTTTACTTTTTCTTCTTTTTTATTTTGAGATCTATTTATTTCTGTTGGTTCAGCTATATATGTAGAAGATCCTTGACTTATAGCTTTAACATCTGCCTCAGTAATCTCCTGTCCAGTAGATATTCTTGAAGCAAGCGTGTTCATAAAGTCAACAACTTCCTGGTCTGTAAATTTCTTAATACCTACCATCTTAGCTATCTTCTCGATCCACTTCTGAATGATATTCTTAGAAACGTCTGGAAGAGTCTCGTACTCAGAGGCTAGGTATCCTATAACCTCGGCCAGCTTCTCTTCAGACCATAGGTCCTTAGAGTATCCTTCCTCAACAAACTTGTTGATCTCAGCCATATTTTCTGGCTTACTTTTAAGTGACTTAGACAGAGCCTTAAGCATCCTATTTGTAATATCTGTAGCCTGCTTGTTTGACGTTATGTTTTTTAATATAACCGCGTGAAACACCTCGTGTGCTACAGTTTTTGAGTTAGCATTTGATCCGTTTATGTGTATCTTATTACCTCCGTAGTATCCCCTTGAGTTATCTCCTACAACAGCCTTGTAAGAATCGGCTGTGGTGTGATAAACAATCTCAACGTTAGGAAGGAACTTAGATATAGCCCTCTTAGCTCTTGACACCTGCTCTTTAACGTCCTTTGATGCAGGAGTTATTACCTCGTCAAGTGTGGTCTCTATATCGCTAGGCTTAATTTCTTCTACAGCAGTAACTTCAGTTGTAGTTTCCTCCACTGGTTTACCTTCATAATAAGGTTTAGTTGCCCACTCAGGAAGTAATCCTATTTTTTGATCTGCAAATGGTCTTTCCGTAGGAGATAAATATCCTTTATCACCTTTCTTTTTAATAGATCCGTCCTCATTACGCATCTCTTTATTAAAATTAACCCAAGAATTTTGACCTCTTGTTTCAGTAGTCATAGCTCTTCTTGCCTCTGGAGAATACATCCTTGAGTGAACATCCCAAGCATTTTCCTCCCCCTTAGCTCCAAATGAATTACCTCTTTCTCCGTGTCCAAAAATATCATGAACAAATCTAAAGGCATCATTAATTAATAGTTTCTTACCGTTCTTATCTGTAAAACCACTATCTTTTAATAAAGGATTTTCTTGTCTGTCTTTTTCAGTTATAGGTGTATCTCCAAATCCTTCCTCAGTTGAAAAAACATATAGGTGCTTATTGTCTCTAAGATCCTTAAGCATTTCTTCAGAATTTTTATAAGGCTCAGTTTTTCCATCGTACAATTCAACATTATATCCATTATCTATTAGATATTTGAACTGATCAACAGTTTCATTAGCCATTGCATTATACGCAGCTTTAACCTCAGGATCATTTGGATTACTCTCCATTTCATCATAAGCATCGGCTATTTTCTTAGAATTTTCTACGTCTATATCAATTATTCTTTCTCCAGCATCAATAGTAATTCCTTTAGATTTCTTATAATCTTCTGAAGTTTTTATTACGTGGTCTACAGGTTCTGAAAATAATCCTTTACCAGCAGTTAAATCTTCCTTTGGAGTAACTATTTCTTTTACTTCAATAGGTTTAGTTTCTACAACTACTTCTGGAACAGTAGCGTTCACACTCATCTCTTCAACGGTAGTTTTACCACTAAGTATATTTACTCGCTCATCCTCAACTAACTTGAATTGAGACTTTAAAGTGTTTAATAAATCTTTCTTTGTATTTACATCAATAGTCTTATCCTCTGTTATTTCAGAAGCCTTGGCTCTTAGTTCAGACTGCTCCTTCTCTATTTTTGCTATCCTGCTCTTACTAACATCAGACATACTGTCTATAGAAGAAACAACCTTATTTACTATAGCTCCGCTCTCAGCGTTTAGTCCAGCTATTTTATTTTTAGCCACAGACTTTACTTCCTCAGAAACATTCTTATCGCCTATTAATTTATTAAGGCTTAATATCTGTTTTGAGTTATTATCTAATACATTAGTGTATTCTGGAGATGTAAATGGTTTTATAACAGCACCAGCTATATGAGGAGATGACTGAAGCATTGATGTCATAAGGAATGTATCCTTTAAGATTTCTTCTGAGTTATCAAAAATACCTACGTCCTTTTTACCTAATAAATACTTATCCATAGAGTTCTGAACTACATTTGTAAACAACTCACCAGCATTTTCTTTAAACTGATCCTTAGAGTATTCTTTCCCAGTCTTTAAAAAATTATTAAATGTAGAATTAACTAACTCTCTCTTTAATACGTCATCAGCATTTATAGCAGATGTAGCTAACCCTGCCTTTTTTAATATATTTACTGTAGGTATTTCAGATACTACCTCTGCCCCACCCCATAATAATGGTATAGCAAACATCTGTAGGTCATCATATTTAGCTGTTCCATTAATGACCTCCTGCTTCATATCAAACCTTTTCTGTGCCATACTAGTAGCTCCCATAATTGCTAACCCTGGATTACCAGTAGATGCTGCAACAAGATTAGGAGTTTGAACAGCAAGCACATCAGAAGACCAGTTAATAAAGTCATTTACATTATTTACGTCTTTTATGTCCTTTCTAAACGTATCACTTAATCCACTTACACTATTTACTGTTTCTGAAACTAATTCATCCTTAGATTTTTTTAATCTATTTATGTATTCAGGATTATTTTCAGATTCAGGAAGTATAAAATCAGCAATCATATCTCCAGTAGTTATTAAGGCATTTAAAGTTCCTTGAGTAACCCTTCCAGATATGTTATACAACATATCATAGTTTCTTTTTAACAAGTCAACCTCCTCTTCAGCACTTCCGTGCTTTCTATCTAAACCATATATAGACTTGTCTAACTTTTTAATGTATTCGGTGTTAGATTTTATCCTATTCTCTACGTTAGATATTTCGTTTTGATCTTGATTTTCTTGTTGTAATTGGTTTAATCTTATGTAGTCATTCTCTAATGAAGCTAAATAAGAGTCTCTAACCTTTACTACTTTTCTAGTGTTATCATCAATAGTTTTAAGGTCATCTACCTTATTAAATTGTAGATTATTTTTAACATCTTCAGGAATAGATTCTAGGTAATTATCAGTTTGAGAGTTTCTAAGACTCTTAGCCTTATTTTCTATAGCTAACTGATAAGCCTTAAAGTTTATCTCTTCTCCTGTTAGTTTTGAATTCTTAGGATCTGATTTAACCTCTGAAATTTCTTTAGCTATTGGATTTTTTTCTATTTGAACAGCACTTATATCTTGAGGAGTTAGGTCTGCTAATTTACCAATACCAGACACAACAGTATTGTACGCAGATGATAGTCCAGACTTTATAACATTTAAAAACCCAGTGTTATTAACCTCTGCATCTACTTCTTCTTTTGCTTTTGACGTGTAATTATTTAAGTCTCTTACATTATTAAACTGATATGTAAATATATCATCAACAGGTTCTTCTGCAGGAGTTTTCTTTTTAATAGCCTTAAGCCTATCAATTTCCTTTCTATTTCTCTCGTACTCCTCTACATTAAATTCTTTCCCTGGTTTTATTTTATTTTTCTTTTCAAGATACTTTATAGACTGCTCTGTGTCAATAGGAGTAGATGGAGGAATAAACCCTTCTTTTTTAGGTTCATTTCCATACATAATAGACGTAGGACGTTTCTCTTCCTCCTGTCCGAATAGTTTAGTTGGACCACCTAAAGCAACCGAAGCCTGCGCTCTTGTTGGTGGCTCTGTATCCAATGAAGTACCTTGTTGAATAGGTTTCGCAGGAGATACCCCAGACTTTTCTTGTCCAATAGGTTCTGAAGACTCTTTTTTTTTTAAACCATACTTATTTTTAAAATCATCAACAACAAATCTAATGTTGTCTTCAGATTCCTTATTAGCCATCATTTTTTGAACAATTCCATCTAGTTTTGCTCTATCTTGCTCTGATAATACTATTCCGTCAGGCATAATTAATAATTATATTTAGTTCTTAAACTCTGTTGTGTGTTTTTGGCAGCAGGAGTAGCAGCAGTTCTACCTTGAGACTTACCTAAAAGGTAAGGTCTTAACTCTGTCCAGTCCTCTAAGAATCTTCCTTGTGCGGGATCGTATATCTTAGATGCCCAGTTATTAAGTTCTGCCAAGTCTGGATTCTGCTCTACATACCTTGCTTTACCACCAGGTCTTGTAGACGGTATTTTTTCAGTCCTCTTAAAGCTACTATAACTAACGTCCTTTGTTTTAGTCGGATCGTCTTTGTCTTGTATAGTTATAACCGCTCTAATATTTTCTGGGTTTTTAGTATCAAAATAAAAGTTCTTAAGACTTCTTTTAAGACCTGTACTGTCGTCAACTATAGGAACCTGAGATGTAAAACTATAAACACCCGTTTGACCTTCGCCCTTGGTTCTTCCTCCAGCTAATTTAAAGTCATAAACTGTAGCAACAGGAGGTTCTTTCTTACCTTTACCTCCTCCACTAGCTGCTCTTTGAGGAGCAAACACAGCAGTACCAGTCTCTTTAATTCCAGTCTGAGCAATAAGGTACTCTTTTACTATATCTCTTGCTCTATTTTTTTGTTCATCAGTTATAATAGGAATCATCTCGCCAGCTCCGTTATTCTTAAGACCTATCTCCTTATTCATTGACGTGCCATTCCCTGTTATGAAATAATTTCCATCAGTGTCTGTCAATATACTTGCGTATCCTTTCTCGTTTTTAGCAACAGCCTCTGTAACGTTATTTACAAAGTCATTAAAATTAGGCATATTAGATAGAGCCTCTAAGCTCTCTATCTTACCACTTCTAACCATTTCAACAAAAGGTTTTAATTGCTCTGCATACTTATTTGTCTCAGCAAGAACGTCTATCTTTTTATCGTCAAAGTTCTTAACCTCTACAAGTGTTGACATAGGAACCATCCCAAGAGGACCTTCTTTAACTTTTCCTTTATCATCTAACTCAGCCACATAAAGTCTTCCGTCATTAGGGTTGTGAACTAACTTTTTATCCTTAAAATTCTGAAATCCACCCTTCCACTTCTGCATAAAGTCCGCATAGGCAGATGTCTTTCCTTCCTGAACGTCCTTTAGATACTTATCATAGTCAGCACCATAAGTCTTTGTGAACTGGTTTAGTTGACCTATACTAGCTGAAGTGTTCTGGTTGGCTATAGTAAAGTCAGATCTTGATATCTGACCAGATTCTAACTTTTTTTGTAATTCAAATACGTTTCTTTTAGCATCATAACCCATATTGGTTATAAGTGCGTTAAGATTAGGATCACTTGTTAGACTTACCTCGTTAGCCTTTGTAAGTATATCGTTAGTAAGCTTCTTATCAGCCTCTCTATTCTCATAACGCTGTTGCTCTTGTCTCTGTAAATTCTCATTTACATTACTAATTACGCTACCCCAATCAAGCGTTGGAGCTGCACCTATCTCTGATGGATTTTGATACTTATAGTAAGTAGCCATAAATTATATTGTTTTTTGTTGTCCTAATAACTGCGTAAGTAGATTAGGGTTTTGAGATAACATTTGAAGAAGTTGAGCCTGATTAGTTTGAGCAGCTGGTCTTGCAAAAGAAGTTCCTCCTAATAAAGTCTGCAGTTTATCTCCTTCGTTAGCTAGTCCTCCGTAAGTTCCAATCATACCCATACCCTGAGTAACAAGTCCACCAACTCCTTGAAGTGTAGCCTGTTGCTGTGCTATCTTAGCCTTCTCAGCGGCCATAGCAGCAATCTGAGCACCCTGAGCCTCGTCAGAATATATTTTAGCTAGGTTTTGATTTATTCCTGTTCTAACACCAGCTTTAGCCATAGCGTCATTGTAAAGTCTATCAGCCAGACGCTCTGTATTTTGTGCTTGACCTTCAATACCAGCCTCGTGAACTCCCTGAATACCTCCAATCAAAGAACGTTGATCCTGAGATAGAGCGTTTATAGCCTGTCCTTCAGCAGCAGTGTTCGCTCTAAATGCTCTTTCGTAAGCCTGTACTGGAACCTGTATTGCTGCATACTCATTCTGAGCTGTTAACCTCTTCATCTCCTCTGCCGCCTTTTCAGCTTCTCTTTGTGCAGCCGCCTGTGCATTTGCAGCCTTTTTTGCTCCTACAGAAGACATATATGTTGAAGCTAATGTAAGTCCTAAACCTACAAATGGTGTAGCAGCAGCTAATCCTGATGCAGGTCCAGCTAAAGCTGAGGCAGCACCTAAAGCACTTGATGCTGTATTGTTAACATTTGGAGTATATCCTACACTACTTGGTATAGCATTAGCATATTGTGAAAAATTTGTATTTGAACTTGGTGCTGTAACAGCAGCCGCTTGTTGTCCCATATTATAATACCTTTATATATTCGTTATAATCTTTTCCTGATAATATATAGTCTTCATCTGAAAACATTTTCTTTAAAACTGGAGTGCCAGTAACTGTCATAATTATTCTATACCCAGAGTTCTTCATAATCTCTTGAATATACTTATTAAGACTATTTAATGCTCCATTTCTTAATTTTTTTGCTGCCTTTTTATTACCTGTTACAAACCCCATCATACATATATCTGAATCCCCAACATAAACTGGCATAGCATATAAGTCAACATCATCGTTACTAACAACAAATATTCTCTTAGGTAGTGATGTGTATGACACGTGTGGAAAATTCCATTCATCCCACCACATACACAACGTGCTATAAAAATCCTCCTTGTTTTCTAATCTACACTGATGCATTATGCAAAGATAATAATTTTAAGGATAACTTTTAAATACGTTTGATTTTACTGAGAATAGTTCAACCCTGTCCCTTGCATAGTTCTCTAACTCGTACTGCATATAGTATCCACGCGCACCATAAGACTCAGCAACACTATTCTTTATGTACAGTATGTAGTCTCCGTCGTTAACTGGGTTAGCCAATGGAGGCGTATTATTTATTATTATAGACGTATTAGTGAATCCTGTAATATTACCTATAAACTCTATAGCTCCAGCATTATTTCTGTAGGCCAAGTCTCCAATACTTAATATAGTTCCAATATTAAATGTAAAGTTTAATACTGTAGCAGCAGTCCCTGGACTCTCAACCAAATTAACAGAACCAACGCCCTGAGAAAATCGAAGTTTAAGATTATTATCACCTGACAGGTTACGAATATAAGCAAACCAGTTCCCCTCCTTCTCTGTAAAGTACGTAGCATCTATATCTCCAGTAGATAGGTCCGTCATAATAGAGCAGTCCCACGGCTTGTTACCATAGGTTGCAATAGTCTTGAAGTTCTTAATAGTAAGAGGCTCGTCATTAAATACAGATGTTACCTTAGTAGGTTGAAACGCGTTTGGTGACGGGTATAAATGATTCACCTCGTTCCACCAGTCCTGGTAGAATGTGTTCCTGTTAACATTCGTGTTGTGCTTATAAAGCTCACCACCCTTAAAGGAATAGAACGCTCCGTTCATACCAACCATCATCTCTGGGTGGTATGAAAAGAATGATGTCCATCCCTCTACATTCTTATTATATGTTAGTGTATACTTCATAGTTTAATTTTATGATGGTGGTGGTGGTGGACAAGCTTCTATTACTGTTATATATCCATCTGTTCCTATTTGAACAAGATAAGTATTTGCTGTATCAGGGCATAATGCTAAATAAACTAAGTAATACTTATTCAATCCATTAAACGTATCTAATATACTGTTTGTATTTAAAGCTATGTATCCTGTCTCAACTAAACATCCTAAATTTGCACCATATATGTAAAAATTAACAAATGCAGGGCTTTCTGTTGAGCAACTTATATCCCCTTCATTATTACCTGTAGTTCTATAAGCTAAAGGAATATAACAAATTGTCTCTTCAACACCTATATAAGAAATTATTGATAGGTAAACTATAGCCACATTATCTCCTAACCATATCATATCCTGTGTTACAGTATCTCCATCTACATTTATATAGGTAATACTTCCTCCTTCAGGATGCTCTGGATCTCCCTCTTCCCATAAACCTACAAAACATTTAGTCTCTGGAGTACATCCAGGGCAAGGTACAGGATCTAATAGTACCCCTTCTAAAAGCTGTCTATACGTTCCGTCAATCATATAGAACCCATCAGAAGCAATAGTGGTCTGACTTTCATCAATCCAAACACCTGTGGCGGTTATAAAAGAGTCTGAGTCTATGTAGAACATATCAGATACGGCACAATCACAACATAAAGTGTAAGGGTTAGTCTCATCATAACATAGTGTTATTTCTATTACACTTCTATAATCCCAAACCAAATATAAATAATCAAAACCTGCCAAACTAGCAGAGTTTATAACAGCCTGATACGTTCCAGTTACTGGAGTTATAGTGCTCAATAAAGGAAGCAACTCACTTGCGGTATATAAGTTATTAGAAATTAAATATTTAAACGAGTTTAAAACAGGATTAAATGTAAATGTATCTCCAATTCTCTTATCTGAAATCAGTGTTATATTACTTCCGTCCGCTGGTATCATACCCTGAGATAATCCTCCAAACTGACTATCATATAATGACACGCCATCAGCCTCCATAGTTATAAAGTCAGTGCTTAGTGGGCTGTTATAAGTTCCTAAACTCCATCCGTAACTATTATGTATTGTTTGATCCTCTAGCCCTGGGCTATTGTAAACAACTCTATAAACATTTATGTAGTCTACAACACTTACGCAGTTTGTATTAATTGAGAATGATGCATTAACAGACGTTATTTTTATATTAACCGTATTAGGAAATACCGATAACTTTTCAAATGTAAACGAGTAGTCATCCTGAATGTTTATAACTTCATCAACCACATCGACACCGTCATAATTTGCTACAATATGTACCTCTCCACTAAATAAGGATAGATCAATAGTTACATTACCTATCTGATTACCAAGATCAACAATAAACTCATAAAGTCCGTTAATATTTTGTTTAGATACTTTAATTCCACAGCCAAAAATATCTGGATCTGTTGGCATAGCATTCTCAGTAAGGTGAAGCACATACTCGTCCATATATGGATCGTATCCACCTATCTTAAAATAATTTTGTGAGTTCTTAAACTCATCTCTAAACCAGTACTTCATACCCATATCAGATATAACACTAAGGGCATCGCCCTGAGCTGATCCGCCTCTAAGGTTAAGTACTACATTTCTTTTTATGTCGGTAAAGTAAACCTCTCCACCTAATACAGCGAAGCTCTCAGGATTATTACTGATACCGTAGTCCTCAGTTCTTGCAATCTGAGTACCCAAAACCTCTGGTATAGATGCGATCTGTCCACCTCCAGCGGAGTCAGACAATAAGTTCTTACCAGATAATATATATGATATCTTGTCCTCCTGTAATACTAAAACATCTGTACGTCTTGCGTACAACTTGTTAATAGGTCCAAATGATTTCTCTAAGTCCTTGAAGTTTGCCAATGACAGATTGAACTCGTTTAATTTATTTATATTTGTCTCAGCATTGTATATTCCACTATAGGTTATAGAGGCATATCTATGAGCTTCTCTATACTGCTCCTGAGCTACAGCTGTAACTCTGGAACCTAAATAAAAAGGATCGCCAACAATAGAATCATTTATTTTATAAGACTCAACACCGTTACCAAAAGAAAAGCAGTCGAATGAGTTGATAGTCACAACACCGAATCCATTAGGATCTGTATCGGATGTCTGATTACTATCTGCAGGCTCTGTTCCGCTCATATGGAATCTATCTACGATTGGAAAACTATCGCTTCCTTCATAAAAAGTCTCTCCATCAGCATCAAGAGGTTCTGTCTCAAAAACAATAAGAGATGTTGCTAGCTGTATTGTAATCTCACCCTCTACATAAGAACCCTTACCACTGCACCTTGGAGTCCCTGACTGGGCAACAAAATAATATCCGCCTATTAGTCCTGGTGAATAAGGGCTTTCAGGATCAATCCTCTGAAACATAAATCTATTTAACCCAGGTGCAAAATAAGGAGGGGCTGGCCAATATGGAGGAATAAAATAAAATTCTCTTGTAACAAAACCTATTCGAACAGAAACAGGAGCAAAAACTCCTAACGTCTGATTATATTCGTTTCCGTTCATAGTATCATCGTCTCCACCTACTGAACCATCCTCAAAGTTTATTCCCTCCCCTCTAGCTAATAAATATAAGTTTTCGTAGTCCTGATTGGCTATAACAGTTCTTACATAATCATATGTTCTAGATCCGCAGTCTGCATCTGCACTAGCACCATCTCTCCACATCCTTATATTAAACTTTACGATACTACCAGCTGTTATTTTATAAGGTATCCTAGGTTGATTTTCTGCATCTATAGGGATTGATGGATTATAACTTGGATTTGCATACGAAAGATCCCAGTATAAATTAGTATAACTACTACCATTATATACGCCTTGAGCACCTATTTGTATAAAAGAATTTTTATCATAAATAACCTCAAAATTTGAAACTCTCATCTTCATATAAACTCCAGCGGGCTCATAAACTACAGATCCAGGGCCAGATATAAAATTATTAGACTGAGACTTAACATCAAGAACAGTAACAGTAACGAGGTTATTCATAGCTCCGTTAGAATCTCTTTTAACGGTTAATCTTTCACCAATCTTTGCCTTACTTATATTTTCTCCGTCCAATTTAAACCACACAAAACCATCGTCATCTTGGAAGAATAAGTTTGTATATATAGTTTCGTACTTAGTCTTTGACGGCTTAACAACAAACTTATATCTCTTAGCCCAAGTGGGCGCAAGATTCTGTATCTTAGCAACTATATAGTTTTTAAGATCAGACGTAGACGCTGGAAAAAATACCGTATTACGATCGCAAACTAATGCAGTAGAGCTTCTTAAATATTCATCCTGATAAACAATAGCAACCTCATAGTCTCTATTGCTGTGTAGACTTCTTTTATTTTCTAATGTTGATATTGAAGCAGTAGTCCCTATATCTGTCAGGTACTCGTACGCTATTAAATCAGGTGGATCTGTTACAAATTTTATCGCAGGTATCTGTAACTTTATAATGTTTGGCTCTGTTGGAGACGATATTATTGTAAAACCCTGATCAACTGCGGTTATCCCTGTTCCTTCAATATCCCATTCTGGAGGAGATGTTACCACAGTTGTCATACTGCAGTTGAATTTATCTGTTAAAGAGAATCCAGTCCCGCATTCAGCTATTGGATTATGTGTATATATTGCGTTTATAAATGCTTGGTTTTGAGATAACTGATACGCATTAGGAAAATCGTTTGTTACATTAAAATTAAAAAAAAATTCAAACTCATTTAAAACCCCTTCTAATGCATAGGAAGGATCTCCAGAAAATGTGTAATGATACAGTCTAAAATTTATTGACAATAAAGATCCAGTTTTAATATCTGCACCTGTAAAGTCTATTTTTATAATAGCGCTTGGAATATTTTTAGGATTTGATGCGTCTATATTATATAATCCATTATCCGTAAAAACATTTAAAGATTTACCTCCTATTTCCTCACTAACTCCAGAAATCACATAATTAATATTAGTATCAATATCGTAACCATCAACATAGTTACCGTACATAAGTCTGTTACCCATAGTGGTCTGAGACTTAGCTATACGAGGTACGTTATCAAATAATCTTGTTAGCTCTGAATTTGGAAGCGCGGTGTATATCTTTTTGTTGTCAAATATAATAGACTTTATCTGATTATCTCCCCATCCCTGCTCATACTTGTTATACCTTTCAATAATATTTACAATACTTGAATCTGATAACTTAAAGCATAAGTCTAACTGCACTACATTTTCATTTCCTGTATTAAATAATACGTTGTACGAGTTAAATATATTCTCCATAGCTCCATTCGTATAACTTGTAAAGTCAAGAAAGAAGTTATTAGGCGTAAACGCTATATCACTAAACTGAGACAACGCGCTGTATTCACCATCCTTATACTTATATCTATAAGAAAATGACACAAACTTATCGTTTATATAGTTCTTTTCTGTTGATGCTGTCAACGGAACTATAGTAGGAGACTCTAATGGTGGCGCAACAATTACAGATATATCGTCTTCCGTAATGTTATCAACCCCCATAGTTGGGTATGCATATTGACTATTTACATTTATTCTTCTAGGAGGATTATAATTATCCGTCCAGAATAATAGACCGTCAATTAAATCTATTCCATTTACTAAGTACTGTGTATCAAAGTTAAGTACGGTAGTTGATATAACGTGGTATAGAAGTGTATTAGTTCTATCGTTATAAGACAGGACCATATCTACATTTTCTGGATCTGTTACAAACCAGTATATTGTCTCGTGCTGGCTATCCTCATACGCTCCAATACATCTAGCGTTAGTAGATAAAGGATTTCCTTCATAAAGAATAGAGGTAATCTTAGTGTTACCCAATGAATTTTCAATAGCACCAACGCTATTGTTTTCAGTAGATCCTATTCTTATATTTAACGCGTCAATATATTCTCCATCTGGAAGAACTCTTTCGTCAAAGGACTTATTCATTCTTCCTTTAAGGAACGTAGTATTTAAATCCATACTTATTTAATCCACTTATCTTTGCCCCTCATATTCATCAATAATCTTCCAGGGTGTATGTTACTCAATCTTATTTTTGCGTTTCTTAGAAGTGCTGTTTTCTCTTTCTTAGCTCTATTTACAACATACTCCTGAACTCCGTACTTATTAGTAAGCACGTTATACTTAATGTATGCGTATAAGAACTCTTCAGCCATCTTATTTACCGTAACCTCGGAGTCGTCTCCTCCCTCCATACCGTCAGTAACGTACTCAAGTATACAAAGCTGACCAGCCATTCCTGATCCAAAGTTTATAACACCTGACTTCTTATCTATTCTGTACGTAGGGTTTACGTTTGCAGTCTCTGTATTAAGACCAAATCTAGCCCCAATAGTATGGTTAAAGTACCACTTACCGTCAAGGTTGTATCCCTCTAGTCCATTAAACTTACCATCACCTAAATAAATACTCTTGTTTAACTTGTGTATTCTATCGTAGTCTAATATAGATGTACCTTCTAATACGTTTCCATCCTGATCAAACAATACCCTACAGCTGTTATCCTGTAGGTATGAGTTACTGTAGTTTGTCTGAATGTTCTCAGTTAGCGGTCTTAATACGCCATCCTTGTACAATGATATTCTAACGTAGTTAACGTAGTCTGGTGGTAGGACCAACTTAAGGTCGTCACATATACTAAGCTCTACAATCTTAATCTCTTTTAATGCGTCATAGTTTAACTCCTGAATACCTCTCTTTGCGTGAAACAGTATCTCGTACTTGTCAACATTATTAACAAGCTTGTGATTACCTACATACATCAACATAAAGTTGTTAACTATATCCTTTAGTGATACATACTGGTACGTTCCCCAGTTTTCATTCTCTGGAGAGTTTCCAGCATTCTCATAATATTGATAGCCAGTTAAGTATGCCATAATTATTGTTGTTGACTAAATGTTGGTTGTTCGTGTTGTTCCTGACCTAATGCGTAAGCAGCAACCTCTTGTTCTCTTATTGATATTCCAGCGTATTGAAGTATCTTCATAGCTAGTTTATACTCATCCTCATTAGGAAGCTGAAAGTCTTGATAATCTGGTTGAGACTGATCAAACATAGGCTCACCGTTCATAAGTGTAACATAAGTCCACTTAGGATCTTTAGGATATGTAAAGTAAGAACACTTTAAAGAATATCCTTGACTATCATCTATAGTATCAGGATATACTGAAATAGTAGATACTCCACTTGAATCCTGCTCGTAAGTGTATGATGGATACATCATCGATGGTCCAGTCAAGTTAGAGTCTGAAAGCATCATTATTCTTGCGTTGGAAACCTTCTCAGCTGTAGCGATTCTTTTATTAAGCGGATCTAAACAATCAATCCTTAGTATCATATATGAATCACTACCAGTTGTATTAACTGAAGGTGCGTACCAAACATTATTTTGAACTGAGTTTAATATTGACGTAACTAAAAAAGACTCAAGAGTTTCAGATATTGGCTGCTCAATATCAGCGTAGTCAGTACCTGACATACGAGCATTCTCCATATTGATGGTTTTGTTATAGGAAGAGTAGTACTCCTCATACAATTCCATCTGTGCTTGCTTGGCGTATAGGTTGAAATCAGCAGGTGTAATATAGCCGTAGTTATTCTTATTTATAACAGATAGAACTGTATTTCTAACTGAGTTTATCATACTAAAAACTTTTTACAAAGATAATAAAAAAAAGCACTCTAATCAGAGTGCCTTTAGCTTTCATTAAGAACAAAAACAATTACGCAGAAATATCTATTCCTGAAACAGCGAACGGTAATAATGTAACATCGTAAGTTACTTTTGTCCATCCCTCACCTAAGGCTGCAACAACAGCTGCCTCAATAGCGTCTCTTTGCGTTTCAATACCAGCTCCAGCAGTTGCGTGAGTGATAGTAGCAGTTCTACCTCCACCGTAAGCAATAGTAACAGTAGTAGTTGATGCTTGTTCAATAAGTTTAATGTCTGTAGCAGAAACAATTTGAAATTGCTCGTTAGTCACAGGAATACTTAAAAATTTTTCCATTTTTATCTTTTGTTTATGATTAATAATCTTTGCAAAGATACTAAAAATAATACTAATCTAAATGACTCTCAAGTAGTCTAAGTGTTTCAATTCCGTCATCTGACTTCAAATGTGATGCCAAGATAAATAAGTGATTCTCACCGTAAGGAACTGTCAACAATTTCTTCTTGTTTGTCTCAAGGTTGAAATAAACATCCCTTCCTTTATTTTTAAGTCTCAACACATCTTGATCAAATAACTTAGCACAGGTGTTCTGTAATTGTAGCATTGGATCATTCAACATCTCCATAAATTTCTCAGGATATGTTCTTGCATAAACAAGCACGTCTCTCTTAAGTTCAGATGTAGACATCTTGTCTATCCTACCACCCAATACAACCCTAGCAACAGCCTCAAGCATATCAACCGAAAGGTCTCTTGCTGCTAACTGTGCATCCAACTCTGTAGTTAACTTATCGAATTGTGCAGACGCATCTTTCTCTGTGTTTACTTCCTCAAATACAATCCCATTTCCTGGGTGAAATTCTAAGAATTTTTGTAGCACTGGATTTGTTTTATGTACAGTTAATGAACCATCAACAAATACAATAGGCTCTAAAATAGCTGAACCATCCTGCTCATCCTCGAAAGGTGTCTTTTGGTTTCTTGCATATCTAAGTGGTCTGTTTGATTGTCCATCAAAGTAATATAACGGACTTCTTGAAGTGTTCTTCGATGTCAACATATATGACAGCGGAGTGTTTCTTTTTTTTAATACGTAGATTCTATCTACTAATGCAGTTTCTTTGTTCATTTGATATAATTTAATTTGTTAAAAAAAATAACAGGGAGAGTATCTCATCTCCCTGTTGGGTATTTATTTATTATTATAGAGCAGTTCCTTCGAATATGAAGAAGTTGTTAGCACCTAAAGTACATAACGCTCTCTCTGATAAGAAGTGAACCTCCATAGCATCTAAAGAAGATGTAGCAGCACCACCAGCAGAACCAGTAATCCAAGTTTTGTAACGACGATCTTCTGTTTCAGAAGCTCTGTAACGTACGTGTAAGAATGGTCTCTTAGCGTTTTTACCTAATACTTGGTCATAAACAGTTGTAGATCCAGCAGGAACTAATACTCCATTTACAGCACCACCAACTAAACCACCACGAGTAGCAGCATCGTTTAAGTATTTCCAGTCAGTTTTGTAGAAGTCGTAACCTCTTCTGAATCCTGTAAATCCTAAGTTCAATGCCATATCTTTATCGTTATCGAATAAACCGTAAGATGTACCACCAGCTCCGTAAGAGTTTTGAGCAGCTAACATATCATCGATATCGAAAGAGAACTGACGGTTAACGAATAACACATTCTCTTGGATAGCACCTTGCTTGTCAAGACGTTGGATAATAGTATCGAAGTCAGACAATGTAGTTGGGTTACCACCACCCCATACGTTTCCTCTTTGAGAAACAGAGTAGAATAAACCTTCAGATCCTTTGTTACCAACAGCAGATTGAACAGCAGCTCCTGAATTAGCTTCAGCTGGTACAGCTTCAATCATAGCTAACTCTAAGTAATCCTCAAATCTCAAACGAGTTTCGTGCTCTGATTTGATGTACCATAAGTAACCTGTAGCACCATTCTCAGTAGTAACCTCAACCCATCCGATTTGAGCCATATCTGAACCAGATACTGCATACTTATCTTTGATGATAATTGGGCTGTTCTCTAAGATCAAGTCATTAGCCTCTAAAGACTCAACCATTCCTTCAGTTCCTTTTCTAAACTCTGAACCATAAACAAATGTAGTGATTACATCAGTAGCTGCAAAAGTTTGACCTGCAGCCTCGTAGTAAGCTACGTCAAAAGTTCCGTTAGCATAGTCAACATCAGTAATAATACCTTTGTTAGAGTTAGCAGCATTAGTGTTAGAAGACAATATAACTGTCTGTCCAATTCTAAATGCAATACCTGTAGTAGAAGTTACAGCAGGATTTAATACATCATTAACAATAACTGTAGCTGTTAATGAACCTGCAGGGAAACCTGTAGCAACACAGTTAACATATTTAGTGTGTAAACGACCTTGCTCTGCCCATTTGATAAGGTCAGAAATAGATGGCATCTCAGCTCCAACTGCTCTTAAGAAAGAAGCAACTGAACGGTTACCATATCTTTCAAACTCTTTCTCGTAAGTATCTGGAAGATACTGATTCAAGAAGTCAAAGTTTGTGATGTAATTTGATGCTAGAGTTTTTCTCTCTGCTGAAGGCTGCAAATCAAAGCCTGGTGTAGATAATACTGACATTTTTTAAATTTTTTAATGTTATTTTATACTTTTAAATTTAAGTCCACGACCAGCACCATCGTCTATACTTTTCACTTTAACTCCTGATGAGCTGATAGATTGAGGAGATGTTCTCACATCCATATCAATGTTTTTAGTTTGTTTGGCGGTATCTAATAACGCCTCAGCTTTGCCTTGTTCATAAAAGAACCTAGCAAATTTTTCAGGATTCATAGCTACAGATAAGGATCTGTGATAACCAACAGCGTCTGAAATTAACCCATCGTTATCTAAGAACTTAGATATATAATTTGTTAAATCAGATTGAGACTTCTTTAAGTCTGCTGGATCACCAGGTAAAAACTTTAAATCCTTGTCACCAATGTTGAAATCAAAACCTTTGAAATCCTGGTTGAAAAGTTCTTCAGTCTTCTTCTGAAAATACTCAGACTTTTTGTAACTCTCTTGCTGCACGGTCTGTGCGTCTTGAACGTATTTCTTGTAAGCGTTGTAGTTTTCCTTATCCTCATCTGGAACTAAGCTACCCCTTGACTCAAGTGGTGACTTGTACTGCTCCTTCTGATCTTCAAAAAACTTCTTAGCTTTGGCAAGCTCTTTCTTCTTGGCGATTTCTTTTTTCTTAATATCCTTCTCCTCATCAAAGTCTGGATCGTATCCAAATTTATCTTCGATCATATAGTTGATATCCTCGTCATCCAAGTCTGACTCGGTAACTGAGTAATACTCAGCTAAAAGTTTTTCTGGAGATAATTTACTGAAGTCTTTACTTAAATTCATAAAGTCATCAATACCCCTTCCAGTTTCTTTTTTATACTTTAAGAATGCTGAAACATCTGAGGGTAACTCCTCATTCTGTTCACGTTCCTTAAATAATTCATCAACAGAGTTGATATCCTTATTGTATCTTCCTTTGATGTAGGACAATACGTCCTCATCTCTTAATTCTGGAGTAGTTTCAACTTGTTCATTAGTTTCAACCTGTTCATTCTCAATGAACGCTTCTTCCTTCTGAACATCCTGATTAAACTTCTCCTCGTGCTTGTCTAATAACTCCTGTTCAATTTCTTGAATAGAGCGTTCCTCCCCTGCGCCAATATCGCGCACTGTAAAATTTTCCATTTGATTTGATTTATTAAATTATATTATTATTTATGACAGAGTCAATAAATATTTAAGCTTTGCCGCCTCACCTGAAAGTGATTGAGCCATATTACATATATCTGGAAACCTATTAACATCTCCAAAAACTTCAAGTTCGTTAGCGAACATTAACACCTGATCTGTAAGCTCTAAAGCATCCTGTCCAGATTTCATAGGCTCAATTCGCATACCCTTGATTCTCTTTCCAGTATATCCCATTATCTTCTCAATAACCTCATCCTTGAAGTCTTGTAAGAATTCATAGAATCCTCCTGTTGCCTTGTGTTCTGCGAAACTTCTTGTCTCCCAGTGAATCATATGGAACTGCTCGTGAAACGTAGCTAATCTTCCTGCGATATCTTCTGTTGTCATATTGTTTTATTTATGTTAATCTAATTTTTACTACACCTGCTGTATGATATAATCCTCCAACCACAATTCCTCCAGCTGCTGCTGCTGCATCATTAACATAGTTACCAGCTACAGTTGGTGCTATAGCCAAAGTTCCATCAGCATCTGGTAATTTTATAGTTCTGCTCGCTGTTTGTGAATCTGCTGAAGTTAAAGTTACTGTCTTGCCAGAAGAAGAAGGTAATCCTATTTTTAAAAAAGGATTAACTCCAGCCGTAGATACTAACTCTATTTTTCCCCCAAGGAAATCGTTTGTTTTTATAGAATCAGCTAATACTGTCATTGTTGTTACACCGTCTGTAATGGTATTACCTCCAGTTATTGCTTTCTGTAATGTAACATCACTAGTTAAAGCAACAGTTCCAGAAGCGTTTGGAAAATCTATTAATCTAACAGTTGATAAAGTATTAGGAAACTGTAAAGTCATAAATTGAGAGCCTGCCCCTCTTCTACAAGTAATTTGACGACCGCCTAAATTCATTCCTGAAGTACTTGAACCTCCAACTTCTATATTTGTGTTTGTTAATGTTGTAGTAAAACCTCCACTTGTAAAAGTATTTCCATTAGTTAATGTCTGCTGCAATGTTCCAGCACCTCCAGATGCCCCTTGTGGTCCAGTAGGTCCTTGAACCCCTTGAATACCTTGAGCTCCTTGTGAAGCTAATAGCGCCCAATGTGTTGTATCTAAGTTTGGAGTAGTAGTTCCAGATGTTGCTAATATACAGAACCAAGACGCTCCAGCATATCCTACAGCATCATCTGCTACGTAAGATGTTCCTGACGCCCAAGATCCTTGCCAGTTTAAACCTGCTGGTCCTACAGGTCCAATAGGTCCTGCTGGTCCTTGAACTCCCTGAGGTCCTTGTGCACCTGTTCCAACAAAATTTGCTATGTCCTGAGCTGTAAATGGTTCAGTCTCTGCATTTAATACAGCTGACTTTCTTTCTTTTAGGTTTACATTTGGAGATATACCTATAAATCTTGTTAATGATGTTAATGCCATTATTTATTTTTTTGCAAAGTTAGTAATTATTTTCTTATATTATCTTGGTTCAAACTCGGCTAAGTCAAATCCATCAAGACTGTCCTCTGTTGATTCGAAGTCAACAGGTGGCAGGTTATTCTTACGCTGTTCAATCAACTTAGATTGAGTTGTTGCCTGCTTTAGTATCCTGTTATCTTTAGCCTTCTCCTTCATCTCGTCCTTCATAGTTATAGACTGAGCTTCAACACCCTTAAGCTGCATATTCATCTGATACTCAATATTCATAAGCTCCATCTTAAGCTGAGCATCAGACTTCATTTTCTCTATCTCGTATCCGATCTCCGCCTGCTTAATCTGCATCTTAGATTGTGTCTCTGCCTGAATTTGTTGCAGAGCATTTTGAGCAGCCATCTGCTGAGACTGAGCATTGATCTGAGCCTGCATCTGTTGAGCCTGCATAGCGTTTTGTTGATCCTGCTCCTGCTTCTTACGTCTCTTAAGCTTAAGCAACTGATTAGCCAGCTTAATGTTATTTATCTCTCTAATATCTATAGCATCCTCAAGCGTAATTGCATCCCTTGAAAGTGCAACCTGAATGTTCTGCTCTAGTTTAGTTTTCTCCTCCTCGTCTGGAGACATCTCTATAAATATACCGAAATCATATATATACATCTCCTTAATCTCGTCAAGAAGACTTACATTATATTTACCGATCTGCATAGCGAATGTCTCTGCAAAATCAGAGTACTCTAATATATCAGCAACCCTATAAGATATAGCCTCAGCTAATTCTTTAGTTATACTTAAACTTCCGTCTAATATGTGTCTTGTGGCTGTATTTGAATTTGCAGCAGCAAGTTTTTGTAAACCAACCAAAGAGTTTTGATCTGGCATACTACCATCCCTAGCCTCATTTAATCCTGTCACGTCTCTAATCATACCTAGGTAGTGGTTATAACTTCCGATTAACGAAGCTATCTTACCCTGACCACTATTAGAGTTAAGCTCCTGGATAGGAACTCTTGCGTTATTAAACTCACCATCCTGAGTGTAGCTTCTTCCAATTACACTACCAGTCTGGAAGTATAGTCTTAATGCATCCTCTGGATTATATGCCGCCCCGTTACCCAAGTCAACCTCGTTAAGTCCATCGGCATCTATGAACACACCGTCAGGAACAACTTTAGATATAACCTGCTGTAACTTTAAGTGAGTAACCTGAATCAAGTCAGCAAACGGTATCATACGTCTAACCAAAGACTCTATGTTGCCCTTATACATTCTTGGAGCTACTGCTATATAGTTTGGAAGTGCGTGCTGAGATGATGACTTAGGTCTAACCATATTCTTTGAAAGTTCCCACTTCAACATAATGTTAGTTCCCATCACCATAACACCATCGTACCACACATCAATAGTCTTCTCAATCTTTTCGAACTTACCGTCCTCCATCATCTCGTTAGGAGGGTTAAACGTGTCGTCCTTCTGAATCATTCTAACACCACCTGTGTCTAGTATCTTTTTCTTGTAAACAAACTTCTTAGTTGTCTTATAATTAACATAAAGAAGTGTAGCAGAGTCTCTACTAAACAAGCTATTCTGATAGAACTGTGCGTTGTTGTAGTAGTTATACCAGGACTGACTGTACTTTGAAATCTCTTCAAGCTGCTCGTTTGTAAGTGTAGGATCAATCTTAAGTAGTTCAGTAATAGCTACGGTCTTAATCTCTCCCCAGTAGAAGCAATCCCTAAAGTGCGGATCCTCTGTGTAGCTGTGAACTATATTAGCAGGATCTACATAATCAATCTGAACGCCACTTCCTGGAAGGAACTGGTGCTTAACTATACCCTTACCTAAAACAGCTAAGTCGTAATCAACTCTGCTTCTAGTATCTGAGTACTTGTTATCCTCTAGTATCGTGTTAATTGCAGTCTCCTCAGCAATTTCTATCGCTGGCTTGTAGTTAATCTGCATAAATAAGTTAAGTTCCTCTGAATCCTGAGGAAGTTGGTCAGCATTTGTATCAAAAGCATCAACACCAAAACTATCCTTTATCTGGTTCAGAATGTCCTTAGACACCATATCGGTCTCTATCATATCCTGATACTTGCTACGTCTCTCGGCAGAAACTGCATCCTGAGCATAAGCCTTAACTCTAAAAAGTCTATCAGAAATACCGTTAACAACAATATCGACAAACTTTGGTATGATTGGAATTGGTGTCCAATCTAAATTTAAATGAGAAAGGTCACCGTCTACTGATAACTCGTTCTTATATTTAGCAACTGATTGTTCTCCCCTTGCATATAACCTAAGACGATGAAATTCACCCCACTGATTATAAAACTTACAAGTTCCACTATCTCGTCTGAACCACTCGTATTGCACGCTCTGAGCTATCTGTAGCCCGTATTCATATGTTGATTTTTCCTTGTCTGAAACAAACTGATTTGGAAAGCCAGCAGGATTTATTTTAATGGTTACATCCTTCATTTACTTTACTATTTCGCTATATCTTCCGTTGTTATTATATCTTGCAAATTTAATACTTATTTTCGAATCTTTTTTAACTGCCTGAAAGGTGGATCTTTGCGTTGCCATTATGGCTAATCCTGAACTAATTGCAGCATCAAATTTGGTTCTATCATTTATATCAAACTTTGCCCAGTCCTCAAGTGTCTTTGTAAAGTACATAGATCCCATCTCATCTGGATCCCTGTACGTAGCCTCTAGATCTAATCCTACGTACTTCTCTATATACGACTCAATTCCAGACGCGTGAGCGTGCTTAACATCTTCAGATGAGTTAGGTATTCCACCAAGTTCTTTTTCTGTCTTAGAGAGCTTGTGAGATGGTTTGTCAGGTCTATTTAAAGAAAAAGCTCTGTAGCCTCTTGTCTTAAAATGATACAATAACCTCTGCTTGTTATTCTCTATAAGCACTGGCATACCGTAGAATACGCACGCCATAAGGACATCCTCAAAGAATATCTCTGCCGTCTGCGGTCTAGCTATATACTCAAGGAAGAACTCGTTGCTTGGTGCGTTGTCCATATTAAATTTAGTAAGTCCGTGAAGAGCTCCCTTAGATCCTCCACCACCAACTGTTCCAGATATGTCGTATGGATCACATCCGAATGCTCCAATATGTTCGTTACCAGGGTGCTTAACTCCGTTCCTTGTGATTACGTTATTCATAAGCTGATTAGATGGTATCCAAGATACTAAGAATCTACCTCTTATGTCTGGAGTCCATACAACTGTAGAGTCTTCCTTACCGTCCTTCCAGTGAAAAGAACCCCTTGTAAGAACCCTATCCTTTATAAGAGAGTCGTTGTAATCTATCTGTTGGTATATCTTTGTAAGGTTAAATATAGATGCCTTGCTCTCGTCTCTAAACGCGTGACTCTCTGTTCGTGGAAACTGACGATAAAACTCGTTAAGCGCGTCAGGATCATTCTTTAGTGAGTCTACCTCATTCTCCCAGAAGTCAATAGCTCCTATCCTTATAGATCTTCCGTCTACACCTTCTATCGGTTCATTAGGCTGTCTAAAAACAGGCATACCATACCTATCAATATAACCCTCAAAATTCCACTCCATAGGAATAAACAGAGCGTATAGTCCAGTCTTAGTCTGCCCATTTGCGTTTCTAGTATTAATCTTAGAGTCCTCGTATAATTTCTTAAAGTTTCCACCACCCTTTTCTAATGCATTAACTGTTGATCCCATTAAACACTTTCCAATAATCTTACTACCCAAACGAAGACAGGTCTTACGAACCCTCCACCCGTTTAGTATATTGTTTGGTTTTTCTAACTTACCAGACTCGTCCTCAATAAGTAACTTCAGCTTCTCACCGTCATATGAGTTGTCAGATGTATTACTCCAGTCAATAGATGTATCCAATCCCTCAAGGTTTGAGTTATCGCTCTCGTACATATTCTTCTTAGTAATCTTAGATGCTGGTACTCGGTATGCTAACTCTGTCTTTGGTTTATCCATACCGTCCATAATAGGCTTAAAGAAGAAAGGGTAGTTGCTTGATATAGGCACAACCTTATCGGTAAACATCGCCTTAGCATCTCCTCCAGTCTTTGAACATATCCCAATCCTTGCATTCTTTGCAAGTGTTGCCACGTTTACAGACTCTGACGATGCCATAAATGAGAACCCAGAACGTCTGATCTTTAGGTACGTCATACCAAAACACCTGTCATCAGCCTTGCAGGCCTCCCAGAAGATAAAGAATATCCTGTTAGCCTCGCGGAAGTCAGGATGCCCTACGTCAATCTTTGTCCACTGAAGGTACATATAGTGACTACCTGTTATGTACGTAGGAACTCCGTTATTCATAAAGAACATACCATCCTCTCGCCTAACAAATTCGTTCTCTATATAGTCAACCCACTTAGCCTTGAAATCCTTCTGCATCGTGTGCCACTGGAATATAGACTTTATATTATGTAGTTCCTTTGGATAATCTGCCGCCTCCCAGTACTGTTTTTCCTTCTTTTCGTCCCTTTTATGTACTTTATTTGGGACGAGAGGTAGTGCAATATTTAATCCATTTATGTTGTATATCTCGCCAATGGTTCCGTCCTTAGAGATTACAACTATGTCATACTTCTCATTGTATCCATACTCCCAAGATTTCTTGTTATTACCACCAGTAAGAATAGCGGTTGGAATCAAGTTATGAACTACGTTACTTAGACCTTCCCTCTGCGAATCCTTTGATTGTAGGTTCTTTTGTTTTTGACTCCCCATTGATTAATTCCTTTTCTAATTCAATTCGATTAAGTATTTGAAAGGCATCTTCTATCGCAAGCCTTTTTGTTGCAGCAGCATTCTTGAGTTTATCTGCCGTAAGGTCTGTATCGTCACCAGTGATAATCTTATCTTCAGCAACCTTTATAAGTTCATCAACAGCTTTGTATCCAGCCTCGATGATTCTCTTCTTTATATCCGTTAGTTCCATTTAATTGTAATATTTTTAGTGAACATCCTATACAGTTTCTCTCCGTCAATAGTAAACTCGTACTCGCTATCTGGCTCAAATGATACCTCGTCGCCCTCTACAACTCCTAAATCTCTAAGCTCACTATTTGAGTACTTAACAACCCCAATAAGCGGCTCGTATACGCCACACTTGCTTATGTATGACTCACGAGTCTTCACTGGCTTTATGAAGCAGTACTTAGAGTGTGTACTCCACTCTCCGTTGTGGTTGTACATAAAGTACTGATCCTCATCTACAAAGAAAAGATCATCCTTCAAGAAGCTAGTTCCGCTCCTCTCCTGACCTTTCATATCATAATAAATTTTAAACGTGTTGTGGTGAACTAGAAGTATGTCACCGACACAGATGTCGCCAACATAGTTATTTGGGACTGACACAACCTCAGCAAACCTATTAGTTGCCGTGTGGTCCTCCTGAGATACACTGGTTATAAAGTCGATACCGCCTATCTTCTTTATATTGTCGTACCTCCTACCGTTTGTAGGTCTAACGACAAAGTAAAATGGAGATTTCATTAGAAGTCAATATTATTCTCTGTAGATATAGGCATATTAGCGTTAAACTTCTTCCACTTCTTAATCTCGTCATCCTTCTCGATCCAGATCTCAAAATCTCCAGTGCTTTCATTTATTCCGATATGATTTATCCTATGGCTACCGCTAAGAACATCCTGACCTACTATGTAGTGCATAGCGCCATTCTTATAATCAGCGCCAACTGATATCTTTCTTATTACGTCCATTAGATTTAATTTTAAATTATTAAGGGTGAACTATTTTCAATAAGTCCCCTGTTCTATAAACATCACCATCTACCAATCCACCAGTTATAGCAGATGTGTTATCATTATAAGATGGTATATTTGTAAGATTTGGCATATTTAATGCTAACGCAATAATACTTCCAATACTAAAGTTCTTAGTCTCATCAGAGCTATTTACATCTGTACCGATTAATATATCCTCATTTGTAGGATTTGAAAGTATAGGGTATTGACTAATCTTTGTCATCTGTTATTTCTCCTGTTTCTAAGTTTATCTTTACATTTCCGTACTTCTCTAGCAAGTCAGCCTCTATTGATTTAAATTCAGATGATAACTTATCCATATCACTAAATACTAAATTTTTTTGAGATTGGATATTTCGATTTGCAATCTCTAAATCTGCTAACTTTGTTCTAAGTTCTATGAAGCTCTTGTTTAATTCTCTTAATGTTTCTAATTCTTGTTTTTCTATTGCTTTCATTTTATTAAATTTTTTACAAAGATATAAAATTATTTTAGATATTATATGATGCTATTTGTCCACCAGTTGTAGCAACAGTGCTTGCATTTTGTAATCTATCTCCAATACTATTTGCTGTGAAACCACTGCTAATTAGGTAGTTCCAAAATTGTGCTGGTGTCATTAACAATGTTCCCACTGTAGCATCTGTTCCAACACCCTGTAATACATTAGAAGGAGATGGTACAATTAATGTTCCTGTTAATTCACTTGATGCTCCATAAACTGTTCCACTTCTTACATTTGTTGTTGCAGGATTTCCTAAAGCAACACCAGCTGCATATAATGTTCTATTACCACCTGTACTAATTTGAAATAACCAACTTGAAGTATTTATATCAATAGCAACTCTTGGTGCTACAATAGCCATATTATTAGTTGAATTAATTACATTACCACTTACTTTTACATAAGTTCCTGATGAATAACTTGTTTGTAATGCAAATGAAGAATAAATAGCTGGTGCTGATACTCCTGCTGTTACTATTCCTGTAATTGATATTGTAGCAGCTACTGTTTGATTAAATATTGCAGGTTGTGTTCCTGTTGTTGATACATTTCCTATTACAGTCAAAGTATTACTTGTATTTAAACCAATAGCAGGATAACCTGTTGTACTTGCATTTCCTGTAATATTAATTGGTCCAGCAGCAGTTCCTAATATTGTAACTACTCCTAAAGCACCAGCTGGCCCACCTGTTATATTTCCTGTAATATTTGTAGTTCCAGTTCCAGCTATATTTAAAGCATTTGCAAAACCACCACCTGAAGTGCTTGTTAATGATAAATCTCCTACTATATTAAGTGTTCCAGTTGATGTACTTTGGATTATATATCTATTAGCAGTTGCTGAACCATCAATACTATAATTACCATTACAATTTAATGTACCCGAATTAGATAACCTAATACAATTATAAGATGCAGTTTGTGTTAATGTTGCAATACTTCCATTAAATGTTGCAGTATTTCCACTTGCCAAAGTCATTTCTAAAGTTGGAGTAGTTGAACCAACATAAATAGCTTGTGTAGCAGTACAAGTTAAATTACCACCATTTGCATATATAAATTGTCCACCTGCTAAAACAACAGGTGCTGCATTTAATGTATTTCTAATTGATAATACAGTAAAAGTACCATTTATAGTAACAGTAAAACCATTTGCATAAACATCGTCTGCACTTGTTGGTAATGTACCACCATTCCAAGTAGCAGTATTACTCCAATTACCACTTGCTACTGCATATCTAACTGCCATAATTAAAGACTTTTTTCGTTAATAAATGTTTGCAAAGCACCCATAATAGTTATAGCTGCATTTATAGCATCTGCATCTCCACTTTCAAAAACATCCATATAAGTGATAGGAATAGAATTATCTGGTAAACTTACTGAACTTCCATCATCTAATAATCTATAAGGTGTTAATCTCATAGCTACACTACCACCTATATCAGTTGGTTTAACTAGTGGAGATATTGCTAAATTAATCATATAGTATGGATAAACATTTCCATCTACTTCAATTGGGTTTGTACTTGTAATTGGCATAATTTTATTTTTTATGTATATATTGCTGATTCTCTATTTGTCCAAGCTACATTTGTAGCAGTTGCAGTAGTAATTGAACCACTTGCAGCTATTGTTAATCTTGTTATAGTCCACACTGCTGAACTTTCACTCACTCCTGTTCCTAAAGCTACTCCACAATAGTTTATATTATTATTTGAGCTATTGTTTGCATTTCTTCTTGTGGATGCACTCATATACTGAGGTATATTTAATGCTCCTGTACCTGAGTTATATGTTGCAGGTCCACTTGATCCTGTAGTGGTTAAGGAAGTCATTCCTGTACCTGCCATTATACCACTCTGTTGTGTAATAGTAAGTATAGTGGATTGAACAGCAGGGTGTGCAAATGGACTTGTCTGAGCAGTTTCTGATAATATTGACATATTAATATCTGTACTTGCCCAATATAATTCTATTATATCTCCTGCTATTAATTCTATAAGATAATTCCAAGCAGCCATCATATATGCAGGACTATTACCTTGTAATGATATAACACCTGAACTTGCAGTTACATCAGTTCCATTTCTTCTCAACCAAAAATTTACATAATCAACTCCTGAATCACTCTTATCCATTTGAGAGGAAAACTGCAAATTATAAATTCCTGTATTAGCAACAACAATCTGAGAAGTCATTGTTCCTGTATAAGTAGCAGAGGTTTTAAGTTGAGAAACTGATACTACATAAGTACCTATTCCCCCTGTACCACTTGTAAATGCAGATATAAAAGTTCCTGCTGTTATACTGCCACCTGTCAATACCATTCCTACTTTTAATGTTCCTGACGTAACACCTGTAACAGTTAATATAGTTCCTGCACCTGCTCCACCATTATTTATAGTCCCTGTAAAAACAGCAGTTTGTGTTTGTAAAGAGAATCCATTAGCTAAATCTGTAGTATTAAACTTTACAGCTCTCGGTATATTTGCTGTAGGATTATCTTGTGTTGTACTATCTGATATTGCTAAGTAATATCCTGTTGGTGTAGCAGCAGTATTGGTTCCCCATTTTAATCCTGTTGATGTCGTACTATCTGCTATTAATATTTGTGTATCAAGCCCTACAGGAAGCCTTGTATTTGTTGAATTAAATGTATATAAATCACCCTTAGTAGTAAGAGGAGATGTGCTTCCACTTGAAGATAAAGTTCCTCCTGATAAAGTAAGTCCACTACCAATAGTAATTTCTTCCATTATACCTGGGCCTGCAGTACTTCTACCAATAAGTTTATTAGTAGACATTGATGTAGATATAACAGGTGTTGCTCCTCCACTAGAAGTTATAGGAGATGTTGCTGATACTGATGATACACCTGCAGCTATTGTCCAACTTCTATCAGTACTTAAATCATAAGTAGTACCATTAATAGTTAATGTTCTTGATATTGGAACATAAGTTGTGTCAGCATAACCTTTGTCAATAAGACTTCTATTTGAATATAAGGCTGAATAGTCTGCTAGGTAATTTATTCTTTGATTACTTTCCCATCTTCCTTGCCCTGGTATTCCATCGTACTGTGGTTTTAACTGAACAGTTCCACTATTATCTTGAAGTCCTGTATTATACTCAACATTAAACCAGGTACCATATATATATTTTCCAATAACATTACAAACATTATCTACATAAAACTCTGGAGTGCTTATTCCTGCAGCATAACCTTCAATAATATTTGTAGTCCCTATTATTCCTCGAACCTTAAACGCTCCTCTTGTAAGGTCTAATACTATTTTTCCATCAGTAGAATTATCATACGCATTCTGTAATTTTGAATTACCTGTTGTTACATATGTATTTGTATCTAAAGCAAATGTTCCAGCAGCAGTCATTTTTACAAATGGTGTACCTGTAGTCCAGGTTGGATAGTTTAATGTTCCCCAAGTGCCAATTGTTGGTATAGTTGGAAATGTAGCTAATGAGCCATCACCTGCTATATATTGAGATATTGTACCTCCTGCAGGAGGAAATGCTGTAACCTGCACTGAAGCATTAGGAAATGTAATTCCAGCAGCAGTCATTGCCATAGAACTAGTTGGACTTACTAAAGATAACTGATTATATTCTAATAAACCAAGTGTTGTAGCAGCAGCATTTTCAACGCCAAAATATGATGGAGACATTTCTGAATTATATACTCCATCATTTGCTATAAAACTGTGTATTCCGATATTAACATTTGATGTCGCACCCGTGTATGGAACAAATCCTGTAGGATTTACAATTGTAGACCAGTTATATGATGTACCATTTAAACTTATAGTATCAAGATCAATAGTTAAATTATGAGATGCGTTACCGTTATCAACTAATCTTATAGTTGGATAAGAGTTATCATTTAAATATAACGTCCTATTATTTGTAAAGTTTGTAGACTGTATAGACGCAATGCCTGTTCCTCCAAAATTAGAAATTCCATTGCCAGCGTTAACAACACTTTGAAGTGTTGGAGCTACAGAGTCCTGTGCTTTATCCACTAAACTAACTAGGTAATCTAGATCTTCATATATGAATCCGTTACCAGCCAAGAAATCAACGGTAATTACAAAGAAGTCTGGATTAGTAATCCAAGGAGTTAGGCTTGTTATCTTGTAGTAACCAAATACATTTATATTACTAGCCTTAGACAGTAATACTTTTCCATCAATTAAGAAATTTAAATACTCACTTACGTCATTTTGTTTTAGTGTGTTCTTAGCTATCAGGAATGTTGTTATAGCAGAGAAGTTAACCTGTGGTCCTATCTCTGTCTCAAATGAAATAGTTCCTTGGTTTCTTAACTCACCTGGATCTAAAGTCTGGTACGTATAACGTATAGACGTTCCAATATCTATAACATTATTTCCATTAAAAAAGCTTGCTAAGTTGTTTGGAGTAAAATTCTTTGTTATCAGATAATTCTGAGCATCAGATCCAATCCACTTGTCGTTACCTGTGATGTTAACATCTGTACTGTATTGACTTATCTTTGTCATTTATTTTTTTAATTTTATCTTCCAATAAGCTCCGATACCGTAAGTAAAGGTGCCATCAAAATTAACTCCAACATTAGCCATATAAATTCTGTCCTTCCTGTCCTTATATAATAACCCAGGGGTTATCATCTGTGGGGCTCTCCTGTCACCAAACAAGTTACCTCCTATGTAAAGCTGTCTGTTTGGTTGTTGTGCTTTAATAATTGTAATTGTCTTGGTAACAAGAGGTATTTTGTAATCCTTAAGTATAGTTCTTTTACCTAACCTGTTCTGAAATACTGTATCTATAATTTTTATATCTCCAATGCTATCAAGCTTAATTGTATCTCTATATACTGTCTGTTTGTTATACTCTTTATTGCAGGTATCTATACTTGTAAATATAGGTTCCTTAACTGGTACATACTTCACACTAAAAACCTTTACATTTTTTGTTATCGTATCCTTAGTCTCTTTCCAGATTGTATCAGTTTTTATGTATGTTGTCTCTTTGCTATCAACATTATTACAACTACGCATTAATATTATAACAATTACTAAGACAACTATTACTATGTATGGTACTCTATTCATTATTTAAAAAATAAGTCAGACTCTGCCTTTCTCCTTCTCACTAATCCTTGCAGCCTAACTCCGTTTGCTGTTATATACTTTGTCTCGAACCACTTTCTTATCTGATCCTCTGGAGACTTCTTATTTATAAGTTTAAACAGCGTATCAGATCCTCCAGTATTATACGTGTAGCTCACAAGGGCATCGAACTGGTTCTGTGTTAACGGAATCTTTATCTTCTTAGACACTGTCAGCTCACGACCTTCTAAACTTTTTATTAATTCTGAGTTTGCCTCTGCCTCGTTATGTATTGTAATTCCAGCATACGCCTTATCTTTGTCCTTCTTTCCTTTTAAGAAGCATCCATTGTCTCCTCGCATAGCCTTTCCATAACCTTCAGTCCATATTCCTATCGGATCCATCTTTGGTTGGAGCCCTATGTGTGATAAATCTCCATCGTGTAAAGACTCAAACTCCTTTATAAGGTTAATTCCTACTATACTGGTTCTCATTTTAAAGAGAATAATTTAAATATAAGTGTGACAAGTGCTCCAAATATAATGACAAACGCTACCTTAAACTGATTCACGTATACAGATATCTCTCCCTTAAATTTTTCAAGTTCTTCAACCCTATCATCTATATCGTTGATCTGTTTTACTATGCCCTTATTTCCATTAAGTGCACTTCCAGTCAACGCGTTCTGTATATTTAAAAGAAGAGTAGTCTTATCTATATCACTATCCTTTAATAGTCTAAGGTGCTGCTCGATCCTATCGAGTCGCTCACTATATTCCTTGTCCATTATTATTCTTTGATTTATTGTATGCAACAACTGAATCTAATACAGTCTGACTTCCAAGGTACACCACAGCTATCAATGTCCAGTCTGATGACTCAAGGTCAGCAAGCCAAAGAAGTAATGTGGCTACAAGGAAAACAAAAAGCTTCCTACTTATCCACTTGTTGATCAGCGTATCTAGATTCTTTCTACTCATCTTACCAGAGTGCTACTAGATTTGCTAATCCTATGTCAGTAGAGAAAACTCTAAGTACATTTACTGGAAGAATCATACTTGCTTGTTCGTCTCCACAAGCTATAAAATCAATAAGATCTCCTCCAATAGTTAAAACTTTTAAGTGTCCTGGCGCTTGTTTTGGAATATAAATAGCACAACCCTGGTTATTGTCCGAGTTGTAGATGGCGTAATTATCTCCTGAATTAGTAAATATATCAGCGTCTAAAATTAATATTCCAGAATTTCCAAAACCAACAACATTAGCAATTGCAGTGGTTGTAGTATTTACAACAATAGCCCCTAAAAGATTTGTTGTAAAGTTAGCTAAGCTGTCTCTAAGCTGATTTGTTCCAGTGTTGTCAGTAGTTCCAGTCAATCCAAGACCAGCGGGGTTAGGAATATTTACTGTGTCGCTTGGAATTACGTTAATCGCTCTTCCGTAATGTGTCTTTAAAAACTTCATTTTTTATATAGTATTTTGTTAATTTTTAGTGCTGGGTTGTTTAGCTTTTCTTTTCTAGCTCCACATCCACATTTCCCCTTTGTAGCCTTATCGACAAGAGATTTAATCCCTGTCATTTTTGTGATTTTCTCGATGTCGTCTCCTAACATAGTTTCTTATTTTTAGTTACCTTACCAACATTTCCTTTTAGGTACTTCATCTTACCATCAAGTGAAGCCTTTGACTCGTACTGTTTTGCTCTAGCTGTTCCTTTTTTCATATCTTAGTTACTCTTTTACCCATTCCTACTTTTGATTTCTCTGCCTTCTTTTGTTTAAGTTGACTCGAACTTAACTCAGACTTTGTCTTTGGAGTCTCACTTGAAACTCTTTTAGTTGGTCTGCAGTACTCATTCTTTCCTCCTGCACCACAGGGTTTATTTGTTCTTGTGTCAACCCACTTCTCGCTCTCCCATCTCTTCAGATCCTTACCTGCCTCTGTCTTATTTACATTACCAGAAGCCTTTCTGCACTTGGCTATAGCTTGAGATGCTCTTGCAGATGGGAACACATCGTAACTAGACTTAACTTTTTTGTAGCACGCGTCCTTCATTAGTACTTCCCTTGTCTATTTTTAGGATTAGGCGTTGTGTTTCCACCCTTTCCTCCCCATAAATCCTTACAAGCCCAATGTCTATCTGTTAACTTGCTGTCAGCAGTGTCGCACTTGTGTCTAGCCTTGAATGACTTACGAGCTGCGTCAGAGTAGTTGTTTCCGTATCCTACCGCTCCGTAGTGAATAAGTTTTTCTTGACCATTCTCACAAGCCTTAACCATTCTCTTCTTTCCTGCCCTGTCACTCTTTTGAGGAACATTACACTTCATCTTACTTTTGTCTGCCATTTCCTCTTGCTCTTTTATCTCCAGGCATCGCAGATCGCGAACCGCGATTTACCGAAGCAGCCTGTAATTTTGTTCCTGACTTGGTATGAGCTACGTCCTTACCGTCACCATTACCATATGTACCACGCTTGCGGTTCTCAGCATTTAGTTCAACACGCTTCTTAACCTCACGGTCCTGCTTGTTGTACTCCTTCTGATACTCAAGGCGCTTCTTACGAGCCTCTGGATTTGATGCATAGTATTTGGCTGTTCTACCTGGCATTATTTTTTCTTAATAACTTTTTTCAAGTTTGGATTTGCTTTCTTTGCAGCAGGTGATGCTTTTCTTGCACCAACAGCTAAAATAGCAGAAGCTCTGTCCATAGAAATACCTTGTTTATTAGCTATGCTTTCAGCAGCAGCTTTAAACCCCATTCCTTTTTTAGCTTTCATTATTTCTTCATTTTTTTAGCCATCATCATTTTTTCCTTCATCTGCATCTTCTTTCCTTCACCCTTTTCGTGTTTCATCATCGCTGCTTTAGACGCATACTTTTCTCCAGTTCCTTTTTCAACTACTACTTTCTTTGTTACTTTTGCTTTCATAATATTTATTTTTTATTTGTTTTTGTTTTACCTGCCTTAGATAATGCAATTGCTATCGCCTGCTTCTGTGGCTTACCGTGTTTCATCTCGGTTCTTATATTTGCGCTTATAACTTTAGCGCTTGATCCTTTCTTTAGTGGCATAATATTAAATGTTTTATCTTTGCAAAGATAATAATTAAATCAAAATGAAATTAAGAAAGAAAATAATCGTTAAGAACTACCAAAGGGTTGAGCCAAAACACGACTGGCTTAAGTACTGGCGTGTTGTAAGATACTGGGTATCAGAATCTTATGGATTATCCTACCCAGATTTAGAGATGCTACTATTCCTATATTCCGAGAACCTCTTTTCGGAGCACGACTTTGAGAAGTTTGAGAGAATTATGAGCTGGGATACCCACAGGTTTAAGAGGCTAGTCGAGGGAGACTGGATTGTACCCTGGCGCGAGAGGAATGGAAACGAGAAGGCACTATATACGCTATCGTTCAAGGGTAAGCGACTTATGGCTGCTGTGTACAAGAAGCTTAGCGGTGAGGAGGGTATTACCACCCATCCAACTAAAAACCCAATCTTTAGAAAGGATGCTGGTTACATCGCGCGCGGTTACCGCAAGATGATCTTAGAGATGAACGAGGCAATACAGAAGGCTAAGCAGTATTAATGTGTTATATAATATACAATATGCTGTATATTGTGCAGTATAACGGACATTAATAGATAATATACTAGTTAGTGATGGATTTATTATACATTAAAAAATGCGGTGATAATCGCCGCAAATCAAATAACCATCAAATAAATAATGCTAGTAATAGAAAGGGATTAAGTTATGTTAGCCGCACTGATGAGGTAAACATATCAAATAAAAACCACCCCTGTACACGAGGTGGTTTTGTTGTAAATAGTTTTGGCTTACTATATTACCGAGATAAGACTTTGACTGGTGCGCTTCATTGATAGCCGAGAGGCGTTCAAAGTACTGTTGTTATAAATTAAATCACAACGATCACGTCCCTCTCCATTATGACTGTGTAGGTTTTGTCGCCTATCATCATACTGTAGCCAGCGTTCTTGTCGTAGTAGACGATGTCCCCATCGTTTATAGAATTGACATCTGTACCCTTCTTTACTATCTCAGCCTTCTTGTAACGCATCTTAGACGTGTCACTCCCAGACATTATCAGACCGATGTCAGACTTGACCTGCTCATCGATCTGGTTTATTATCACATATTTCCCAAGTGGCTTCATATTACGCTCGTGTTAAGGTTATGATTGCGTTCGTGCTTAGTATCGTTGTGGCTACACTGACCGCGTTCTTCAGCGCGTTCTTCGTAACCTTCAGCGGATCTATGATCCCCATCCCGAACATATCACCGTAGCACTCGTTCTTCACATCGTATCCGTGTCCTGGTGTGTTTACGTCTGACATCATCTCGTAACCGTCCTTACCAGCGTTGTCCATTATCTGCAGCAGCGGTGACTGTATCGCCCATCCTACGATCTGCATCGCGGTGTACTGGTCGTGGCTTATGTGCTCCATATTATCGTCCGCGTACGCTATGATATCAGACGCAATATTATACAGCGCCACACCTCCACCTGGAAGTATACCCTCCTCTAGCGCCGACCTTACCGCGCAGACCGCGTCATCAACCCTGTCGTAGCGCTCCTTCTGCTCCACGTCCGATCCTCCTCCAACATATATAACTCCAACACCACCTGTAAGTGACGCTATACGTTCTTTTAACGCGTCCCTGTCGTTCTTTCTCGTTGAGTTGTTGTGCTGTATCCACAGCTGCTCAACGCGCTCTCTAATCGCCTCGTTTGAGGTCTCGCTTCGAACCAAGACTGTGCTGTCCCTTCCAACGATCACCCTGTCCGCCTTACCAAGGTGGTCTATAGAGATTAGACTCAAATCGTCACCCGTCTGCTCGCTGAAGTACTTCGCCCCAACCGCAAGCGCGATGTCTTGCATCAGCTCCTGCTGCTTGTACCCAAACTGTGGTGGCTGAATGTTACAGAACTTCAAGTTATTATGAGCCACGTTCGCGGCCAGCGTGTTTATCACGTTGCCAGTACACGGTCCAATTATCAATAACTTCTTCTGTCCATTTATGATCGGCTTCAGCACGTTCTCAATCGACAGTATGTTACTTATCTCCTGGTCCGTCACCATAATGTACACGTCCTCCATTATGCACTCCTCCTTCTTCATATCGTTCACGAACAGTCTGCTCGTGTAGCCCCTGTCTATCTTGATCCCGTTGGTCACCTCGCTGTAGGTCTTGTCCGTTTGCGAGTTCTCAACCGTAACGATACCCTCCTTACCGACATTGTTATACGCGTCAGCAATAATAGCACCCAGCTCCCTGTCGTTGTTAGCTGATATAGACGCAACGTCCTTCAGCGTCTTACCACTCACCTTCTTACTCACCTTCTCTAGGCTCTTCACCACACCGTCCACTACAGTGTTCACGTTACGCAGCACCTCTGTCGCGTTGTTCCTATCCGTGATGAACTCGTTACCCCTTGTGACCATAGCCTCAGTGAGCACGATCGCTGTGGTTGTTCCGTCACCAGCACTAGTAGCAGTCCTGTCAGCGGCCTCCTTCATCATTCTAACCGCAAGGTTCTCAACTGGATCCTTTAGGTTAATTGATTTAGCAACCGTGACACCGTCCTTGGTGATGGTTATGCCGTTCGTGTGGTTCTGTGATTCAATTAGCACCGTCTTACCCCTTGGTCCCAACGTGCTCTTTACGGCCTTACTGATTGTAGTTATACCTTTTACCAGCTTGTCTCTTCCTTCCTTGTCAAATACTAAGTCGTTCATAGATTAAAATGTAAATTGAATGTGTAAACATAAGATGTAGATGTTGACTTCTGAGTAGTCGTACTCCTCTTCTGGTAAGAACCAGGATAAACCAAACAATAGATAGTGTGGTGTGATTGTAATTTCCATATAAAATAAATTAGATTATTATGATGCAAATATAGTATAAATTTATATACGGATTTAATACTATTTAAAAATAGGCTTATGTCAGAAATGTCAAAAATTTCTTCCCTATTCTCTTATATATATTTTTTATATATATTTTATTTTTTTTTCTGTAGAAATAGGAAAAAAATCAGAATACTAACATAGAGATAGTTAAAGTATTAATAATCAAGAAGTTATCTTATGACAAACTTTTTTAAAATCGACACAAAATCGACATAGAGTTAAAAAATCGACACAGCCCTTTGGTGGCAAGGGATGAGATAAAAAAATAGGGTAGAAATGTGGGGTATTTGGGTTATATATAGGATTTGCGCGCCGAATCGCTATAAGAAAGCGACTTCAATTTCGACACGGGGGTTCCAATTTCAGAATTTTCCTGCAAAGTTTTTGGCTTTTCCTGGGCGGGTGCCTTCCTGGAGGACGGCCTACATTTTACGTCCCTATGCCTCCCGTTTGTAGTCGTTTGTAACCGTTTGTTGTCGGCTATTATGTAAAATAGAATTGTTACTAATCGACACAACATAAACCCCAAGCCTTAAGGTTTTTCTTACGATGAAAGGTAACTATAAGGTTTATCAATTGGCCTATAGAAATAATCTATGATAGATAAAATCTATGGAAAGATAGAAAGCGATAGGCAATTACTTCCCACACGACACACACGCGCGCACGCGTTCTATATATACAAAACATACATTTATCTTAACTTACTAATTATCAACAAGTTAGAATATATCAAAAGATAATTGTAAGAATATACTTTATTGATTATGCATTTAATCGGTAAAACTATGTAGTTCATCGATAATACTGTTAAAATTATGTTAAAAATTTGGAGTGAATTGTATTGTTGTCGTATGTTTGCAATGTCAAAACGAAACAACTAGTTTTAATTTGACACTCGACAAGAGGATAACTGCGGGTGTGGCTACTCAGTGTAAAAAGCGAAGCTACGATACTAACAAACTACATAGTTATAAGGTCGTTACTGTCTCGAGGTGAGTGCCTCGACTGACGAGTCTAAAAGGACGAAACGGTAAACTTTAAAACTTTATTAAAATGAACTTAAAACAAATAGCAAAAATTTTTAACGAGAATAAAATTTCAGTATCAGAATTAGAATTCTTAATTAAAATAAACGGTTTTACTCCTATTGATAGTACAAATGTAGGAGAAAGTAAAAATGAAGTATTAATATATAAACAGGACTGTATAACTTTAAAAGTAGAAAAAAAATGAAAGCAATAAAACAAAATCCAGGGCAGAGTATATTTGTATTTATACTCTTAACAGTCGTAACAACTATTTCAATTATCGAATTAACTAAAATCATTAACTAAGATGAAATCATTTATTAAAAGAAATGAAGGTGAAATTTATTTTACCATTACAGTAATGGCCTTTGCCGTGTTACTAGTTATATTAGATATTAATAACGTTATAACAATAAACTAATGAACTACGAAACATACGAGCAGGAATTTAACGGCACGACTAGAACTATCTTTCGTGCCTATGTAGGTAAAGGCTATGTAGAAGCGCAAAGCCTAGAAAGATTAAAAGAACTAATTAATAACCACGTCCCAACAAACGAGGGGACATTTAATAAATAAACAAAATGAGAACACTACAAGTAAACATCGGACTTAACAACAACCTATTTACACCTGAAGGTGTAATAAGCTACATCGCAAGCAATAAAGAGTATCGACTTATGGCCTATCAAATAGTCGACGCGGAATTTAATGGAAACGTAGAGCCTACATTTGTGGGGCTTATGGAGTACAAGTACTCAAGGCAGTCAAAGATACTGCAGGACTTTGAGAACATCGCCTCAGTTATGACACAGGAAAGCATTGCACTAGTGACGGACAAAATGCAGGTCTTAGCCTTCAATCCAAGTTACAATGGTGACGAATATAAATTCGATATGGAGTACTTTAAAAGCATTAAACTATGAAGTATGTAATCGAATATCAGGGCGAAGTTGACGACAATATCTTTACAAAAGAAATAGAAATTGAAGCCAACGATAGTATCGAGGCGATGAAGAAATTCTTTAACACGAATCCAAACTATAGAAATATAAAAGAAATTCGGAAGTTATGCTAGATTATCGACACAACAATGTCGATTTTTTTTAGAAACGTCATAGCCTTGAGGTTAATGAAATCAAGGCTTAACGTTTTCTATGTTAGTATTCTGATTTTTTCTTTACTTTCTAGGTAAAAAAAATAAATAAATAAATAAAAATATATATAAGAGAATAGAGAGAATAAAATCGACATTCTGACATAACAATTTAAACTAAAAAAAATGCAAACTACACTATTTGAAATAATGTTTTACGACGGCAGAAAATTTAATATTTTTTGCGCTAATAGTAAACAAGTTAATAGATTTTTAAAATTTATATATAAAAATAAAAACGACATTAAGTATTGGAAAGAATTATCAAATGGTATTCATACAGTAACACAATTTGAACAAATTAATATTAACATTTAATAAGATGAAAGTAATTATAACACGAGGAAGCTACGGCTTTGGGCACGAGTGGACGTTAGAGGCATACGGCAAGCAATACTATCTAGGTCAAGACGTTAAATTTTGCAGTAGAGTACTAGAAATGGATCCGATTTATATTGTTAAACAAATTGGTAGTCCCGAAATAGAGCTGCCTGCAGTAAACAAAAGACTTGCAGTATTTATCTGCAAGGAATTAGGCATAACAAGAAAAACAAACATTAACGCGTGGGACTTATGCGCCCAGTAACACTAAAAAAATGAATCAACGAGTTTGGGAACTATGGTTCCTAGCATCAGCAACAGTATTCGGTATCTTATTTTTTATAAGCACTGTAGAAGGAAGTAACGAAGTCTTCCCTAATTTATTATGGGTATTTATACCTTCAATTATTAACCTAGCCGTGTGTTCATACTACGGCACAAAACAAACTAAGTAATGGAGACAATAGAGGAAGAGGTAAGGGACATATTTAATAAGACAATTATAACTGGTAAGGACTTGGCAAGAGCCAACGACCTTATCAGGGTATGGAAGGAAATAAACCACTGGCAGGAAGACGTGAGTAACCCTATCAAAGCATACTAAGATGAGTGTGATACTAAGAAGGCACGAGGTCAAAACAAACGACCAGTACATAGCGCTAAGGAACGCAGGAAACGTGTTCATTATGCCGAAGTTCAAGCACCTTATGATGGACAACAGCCTTATAGAGGTTTATATCCCTGAGGACTACTACAAAATAAACAGAGAGGCCATAGAGGATATGGCAAAAAACACGAAAGCATTTATACAAAACTTAAAAGAGATATGAAGAACAAAAGAGCAGAGAAGGAAATGCACCGCTTCGATAGGTGGATGCGAACAAGAGTAAAATCAATACACTACGCTGACAACAAGCGAATGTCTGAGGCGTTCGAGAAGGTATATAAAAATATAACGGCACTACCATAAAGGAATCCTTGTAAACGCTACAATGTAGGTTGAGGTGATGGTCGTGTCGCTGTGTGTGGGTGGTGCCAATATTTTCATGACACACACAAATCACCTTATGCGTGACTGCCAGGAGAGACTGGCATATTTTTTTCTTCACTACAATATTGTAGTGAACTAACTTAAAAAATAACAAAATTATGGAACAAGTATTCAATCAGGCAAGCACTGACTTGCTATCAACAAGACTAACGACTCCAGACAGCGAGTCGTACATCTACAAGGGTGTAAAAATAATTAAGGACGAGGACGGGATCCGCGTGCTAAATACAAAATTCAACGGAGACTACTACCACGAGGTAACAAGGGAGGAGTACACGATATTCGAGAAGAACGGCTGGAGGGTTGGGTGCTACTTAGTGGCCACGAGGAATAACCGCAAGGCTCTTAACATAATCTCGGAGAAGATACAAGAAGAAATTAAAACAATGAAAAACCTGAAGCGGTACAATATGCTGGTTAAGTATAGAGACACGGTCATACACAGGTTCGTAACAACATTAGAACTACTGAGACAATGAAAGATAATAAGAAAGTAAGCCCGTTGGTAGAAGAACTTACAGGTGTTATACCTCAGAAAGACATTAAAATATTTATCGACGGCATAGAGAACCCTGCCGAACCTAACCAAGCGCTTAAAGATGCTGCTGAGAATCACGCTAAAATATTTCAATTTCCATTTGATTGTGATCCTGCAGAAACTTTTATTGAAGGTGTTAAATGGCAACAAGAAAGAACTTATAGTGAGGAAGAAGTGATTGCATTTGGAGAGTTTATATTTAAACATAGTCTATTAACGCACGCAAAAGGAGTTAAAAATTTATTTGAACAATTTAAAAAGAAATAAGATGACAGCAGTAGAATGGTTAGCAGAAAAGTTAAGAACTGAATTTGGATGGGCATTTTCTAATAATATCTTAGAGGAAGCCAAAAATATAGAGAGGCAAAACATCGAAAACAAGGCAGTTCATTTTGCCGAGTGGTTAACTAAAAAGCACACACTAACATTAATGGTTTTGTATGAAAGATTTAACGAAGAATACTATGGAGACAAATAGAAAGCAAGCCATAATTGATATGATGAGAGCAGACGATGAGTTAGGTCTGTACGATGAAACTTACAAGTCTGGACTTGAGTACCTTATCAGCGAGATACTTCACGAGCAAGAAATTTACTTTGACGAGGAAGGAGAACTGACTGATACTCCACGTATTCAGTATATGAATAGCTTCAAATCACACGTAGACCTGACAAAGTATGTAGAGAAGGCTAGGGAGATTGATAAAAAAAAATAACTAAAAAATAAAATAAGAAATAAAAAAGTATTATATTAGCAAACTTAAAATTAAATTAAAATGGAAAACGTATTTAAAAAGTTGTCAGAGATAAATGTTTCTGACAAGGTAGAGAAAAAAGGTAATCAAGACTATTTGTCTTGGAGTCACGCGTGGGGGTTGGCTAAACAACTATACCCTTCAATGCAACGTGTTGTGTATGAGGACAGTATGACTGGACTTAACTACTTTAACGATGGCAAGACTGCCTACGTTAAGGTTGGGATTGTTATAGACGGATTGGAGCATATCGATTATTTGCCGATTATGGACTTCCGTAATCAGTCTATTCTTATCGAGAAGGTTACGTCAATGGACGTGAACAAGACTATACAGCGTAGCACGGTTAAGGCTCTTGCGCTACACGGTCTAGGTTTGAAACTATGGAGTGGTGAGGACTTGGTTGACTCGACAAAGACGGCTAAGGCTATGACATCCACAAAGATCGATCTGGCTGTGAATGATACGAACTGGGCAGGTGTTGTTAAGTATGTTGAGGCCAACAAAACAAAACTTGACCTAGCGACAATCGTTAAGAACCTGAGCGTGAAGTATAACCTATCCACAAGCGTTAAGAAGACCTTGGGAGATTTATTGAAGTAAGATGAGTAAGGTAATAGAACAACTAAGAGACGATTCCAACTACTACGGTGAGTTTGGATCAAAGTACATCAGCAACAGCGACATCGGGACTTTGTTAAAGAACCCACGTATGTTCAAGGTTAGAGAGGAGCCAACGGTTCCTATGCTTCAGGGATCGTACCTGCACACGGCTATGCTTGAGCCTGAGAAACTTGTGAACTTTGAGGTTGTCGAGGCCTCGACTAGGAACACGAACATCTACAAGGATGCCGTGTCACACTCATCATCTTCGATCCTGTTGTTAAAAAACGAGCAGGACGAACTTGACAGCCTTGTAAGTACGATGAAGGGTAACTTCTTCTTCTACGAGAACATCTACCGTGAGGGCAACGTGTTCGAGCAGCCAGCGGTGATGGACATCTTCGGGATGCCGTTCAAGGGTAAGGCTGATATTGTTAGCGAGGACATCCTGATAGACATCAAGACCACGTCTGACATCGACGACTTCAGGTGGTCGGCTAAAAAGTATAACTACGACAGCCAAGCTTACATCTACAGCCAACTGTTTGGTAAGCCGTTAGTCTTTTACGTGGTGTGTAAGAAGAGCCACAGGCTTGGCGTGTTCGAGCCTAGTGAAGACTTTATCTTAGGTGGCAGGGACAAGGTGATGAGAGCCATAGAGGTGTACAAGAAGTTCTTCAGCAAGGACGCGACTGAGGATATTAATAATTATTTTATACAGGACGTATTATGAAAAATTTAGATAGATTAATAAGAATAATGGAGTTTGATAGCGCTAACTCATTTAAGTTTACAGAGACAGACAAGTTACTTGAGATAGAGTTTTCAGATAATGTATTTAGGCAGTACATAATGAGCGGAGAAGATATTGATGCTGTAAAAGAGAAGTTCTTCTGGTATGTTATAGAGAATTTTGTGTCGCATTACAAACCAATGAGATTGAAAGATGAGTTCTGAGCAGATAGTCAATGAGTTGGTTGATAAATTTAACGAGACCTCTGCAAATAATAAGAAATTTTATTTTACATTTGTGCAGAAGGAGGAGTATATGAGGATAGAGTTCGGCATCTCTGAAGAGAACTGCTTCGTGTTCAAGGAGTACATAAAGAAGAACGCAGACGCAGACGCGCTGAGAGAGAAGTTATTCACGAGGTTTATAAACGACGTGTTTACTAGAATGTTTGACCTGATAAAAAGGAATAAGTATTAATAATTAAATTAAATTAAAATGGAAAAACAAAAAGTGTTTGCGGATGGGTTTATCTTTAAAAGAAACGAGAAAGCCCCTGATTTTGTAATTGGTAATATCAGCATAAAAGTTGATGAAGCAATTAGTTTCTTGAAAAAAAATGAAAAAAATGGCTGGACAAATCTTCAAGTTAAGAACTCACAAGGTGGTAAGTACTACATTGAGTTGGACACGTTCGAGCCTAAGGCACAATCGCAGGCTCCTGCTCAACAGTCAGAGCCAGTTAACGATGGTACGCTACCATTCTAAATTAACCAAGCCCCTTTAACGAGGGGCTTTTTAAACCTTTATTATTATGAAATATATATTAATATTATTTGCATACGAATTTTTAAGGTCAAAGTTAATTTGGCTATGGTATTATTTAATTAAAAAAGGAAACGAATGACACTAAAAGAAAAGTTTAATAAAATAAGTTGTAGTGATTGCGATATGCCTTATTGTGATATTAAATGCACAATTCTAGCTGAATATGAATTAAATCATCTAGAAAAAATAGCAGATAAATTTGCTATTGAATTTGCATCGTGGTGTATTAAAAAAAGAATAGATTTCTTTGATAGCACAGAAATTGGAGAGACATATACTATTGACGGGAATGTCAGTAAATATAAAATGAATGAACTATTAGAAATCTATAAACAAGGATTATGACAAAATATAAAGTAACAGCAATTACAGAATTTACTGAAAGATCAAATTTACAGATGGGTGATTTTATAGATAATATAAAAGAATCTTTAGAGAATGTATATATTATTTCAATAGAAAGTTTGCCAATGGATTATAGTAAGTTTTTTGAATATACTTACAAAGTAAAATTTTATAACGATATATACATATTATAATATGAACAAAAAGAAAATGAAGGCAATATCGGAAGCTTACGAGAGGATCCAGGCTATAGAACTTGACATTACAGAGGTTCAGACTACGGCAGAGAGACTGCTTGACAACAGCACAAACGTGTGGATCTCTGTGGATTTAGAGAGCGACCTTTTAAAGGAGATGAGTACACCACAGTGGACAAGTACCACGGCCTCAGGGTTCTTCTTTTCTTCTAGCGAGACTAAGCAAGAGGTAGAGGACAACGGACTGAGTATTCAAGTACCTGACACTGTGGCACTTGAGATACTAGGAGTTATATTAAGATATAAACAACAACTTATTCAAAATGAAAATAACAATATTTAAGGACATCCGAAGCACCTCAACACCGTTCTATCGTCACATAGACGTGGTGCTTGATAGGATAAGGAACGGCTCAAGCAGGGAGCTTATCGAGAGTATTCAGCAGGAGCAGGACAAGTCAATGCGTAACGAACTTAAGAAGTCACTCCCAGCGATATGCTTCTCGGGTATATTTACCAAGCGCGCCGATAACTCAATAACTGAGCACAGCGGACTGATCTGCCTTGACTTTGATGGATATGCCAGCAAGAAAGAGATGATGGCTGAGAAGCGCTCTATTGCATCAGACGAGTATGTTATGTCTGTGTTTGTGTCTCCGTCAGGATATGGACTGAAGGTGTTGGTTAAGATACCACAGGACATAGAGAACCACATCAGGTACTTCAACGCGCTTGAGAGACACTTCGACTCTACTTACTTTGACACGACATCCAAGAACATATCAAGGGTGTGCTACGAGTCATACGATAAGGACATATATGTGAACGAAGACTCTAAGGTCTGGGATCAGATGCACGAGGACGAGTTCGTTGAGATTCAGAAGGCATCGAGTGCCCCTACCATTCCTATCACCAACGAGAATAAGATAGTCGACATACTTATAAAGTGGTGGACATCTAAGTACGGTATGGTGGATGGTGAGCGTAACCACAACGTGTACATCCTGGCTGCAGCCTTCAACGACTACGGCATAAACAAGTCACTGGCGGAGTACATCATAGGTCAGTTCGAGCAGACCGACTTCCCAATGTCTGAGATTAAGATGACCATCAACTCAGCCTACAGCCACACTAATAAGTTTGGCACGAAGTACTACGAGGATACTGCACGTGTGTCTCAGCTTAAGAAGAAGGTGAAGGACGGGGCGACAGCCAAGCAGATTAAGTCTGAGATGACCGACATTGAGGAGGGTGTCATCGATGCGGTCTTGGATAAGATTGATAGCGACACAAAGCGGTTCTGGACCAAGAATGACAAGGGTGCTGTGAGTATTATTCACTTCCTATTCAAGGAGTTCTTGGAGGATAACGGGTTCTATAAGTTCTACCCTGAGAACACCAAGACGTTTGTCTTTGTCAAGGTTACAAACAACCTGATAGATAACACGTCGGAGGATGAGATCAAGGACTTCGTGCTTGCGTACCTTGAGAATATGGACGACCTATCTGTCTACAACTACTTCGCGGACAAGACGCGTTTCTTTAAGGAGGACTTCCTGTCATTGCTAGGATCGGTAGACGTGTACTTTGTGGAGGACACGGCAGACACGGCTCACCTGTACTACAACAACTGCGCGGTTAAAGTGACTAAGGACAAGGTGGACATAATAGACTACATAGACCTTGAGGGTTACATATGGATGGATCAGGTGATAGACAGGGACTTCGCGATATGTGAGGTCACCGAGTGCGACTTCAAGACCTTTGTGTCAAACATCGCAGGTGATGACACCCAGAGGGTTAGCTCGATGGAGAGCACGATAGGGTTCCTTATGCACGGGTACAAGAACCCGTCATACTGCCCAGCGATTATCTTGAATGACGAGGTCATATCAGATAACCCAGAGGGTGGTACAGGTAAGGGACTGTTTGTTAACGCGCTGTCTAAGATAAAGAAGACGGTCACCATAGACGGTAAGTCGTTTAACTTTGACAAGTCGTTCGCGTACCAGACAGTTAACGTTGGGACTCAGGTGCTATGCTTCGATGACGTTAAGAAGCACTTCGACTTCGAGCGTCTGTTCAGCGTTGTTACTGAAGGACTTACGGTTGAGAAGAAGAACAAGGACGCGATAAAGCTGCCGTTCAACCGCTCACCTAAGATTATGATCACCACTAACTACGCCATAAAGGGCAAGGGTAACTCGTTCGAGAGACGGAAGTGGGAGCTAGAGTTCAGGCAGTTCTACAGCAAGGAGTTCACACCATTCGTGGAGTTTGGACGTATGCTGTTAAATGACTGGGACGAGGAGGAGTGGTGCAAGTTCGATAACTATATGATAAATAATTTGAAGTCATATCTAAATACTGGACTAATAAAGAGTACATTTGTAAACCTTAAGGTTCGTAAGTTATCTGCAGAGACCTGCCACGAGTTCATCGACTGGTGTGGTATGATAGATAGTAACTCGCACAACGATAAGATGAGGTTGGATGAGCTTCTGTACAAGCAGGATCTGTACCTTGACTTTATCATGGACAACCCAGACTTTGCACCTAAGGCTAAGATGACTATCAGTAGGACGTTGTTTTACAAGTGGTTAGTGTCTTACGGGTTGTATGTTACTGGAGTCACTCCGCTTGAAGGTAGGGATGCTAATGGCAGGTGGATCAAGTTCATTACTAAGGATGGAGATATTCACACTGAACAAGAGTTTAAGTTTTGATAAATCCAGACGACTTCAGGTGGGCAATACAGAATGACTGGCAGGTGTACGTCAAACCCTACGGAGGTGGGGCGTACATAGCCGTCAGGAAGGGAGGCATAACTGCGTGTGGTAAGGACTACCACTACGACAGGGAGACAGGACTGGAGTACCACTCCAAAGAAAATTTAGGTAAGGTATATTATAAAAACATTGAAAAGGCAATGGAGGTATTGCCGAAGGTATATAAATATTTAAGATATGGAAAATAAAGTAATAGCTTGGTGGTCTGGAGGAATAACCTCAGCAGTAGCTTGTAAATTAGCTATAGATATTTATGGGGCGGGGAATTGTAGAGTTATAATGATTGATACTCAAAACGAACACCCAGACACCTACAGATTTAAAAAAGA